GGATAAAAAAGTTGGTGATGAATGGCAACCAGTTGATGTATCTACTTCTGATTTTGCAGAAGTTAGAAATGATAAAGAGAATTATCGTTTAAGAAATAATAATCCAAGTGAATCTTTTTCTGAGTTCCGTGATGAGGGTCCAAGGGGTGGAGATGCTTTTCTTTTAGATACTAAAAAGGCATTATCACAAAATCAAATTGGTCCTTCTTGGGATGCTTTTATTGAGTGTTTAAGAGAAGGTTCTTTATTTGCTATAATAACAGCAAGAGGACACGAACCCGAAACAATAAGAAAATCTGTCGAGTATATAATAGATAATGTTTTATCTGAAGAAGATAGGTTTTTATTATACTCAAATTGTTTGAAACATGCTTATATTTTTGCACACGAAGAAGAATTTGATAGAATACCTAAAGGAACTTTAACACAAACTCCACTTATTAAAACTTATTTGGATGAATGTTCTTATTATGGTGTTTCTTCAAATTCATTTGCAAGTGAGTTTGGAGGTGGTAGTGCTTCTAATCCAGAGAAAGCAAAGGAATTGGCTCTTCAAAAATTTATAGACAAGTGTAATCAATTGGGTAAAAAAGTTGGTGCTAAATCGGTTTCAATTGGTTTTTCTGATGATGATCCTAAGAATGTCGAGCATGTTAGAACATATTTCAAGGAAAGATCGGCTTTAGAAAATGAATTAATGCCACATGATGTTAAGTTCAATTTATACAAAACCACGGATAGAAAATTAAAAGGTGGTGAAAGAACTAAATTTCATCCGGTAGAAGAAGCAGCAGATTCATCGATTGCTCCTGGAATGCAAACTTCAGTTATGGCATTTTCACAATTCAATAACATGAAAGATAGAATGTTTACTGATCCTAATGAGTATGATAAATCAATGGAATTAGGAACAAAACAATTGGCTAAGATGTCAAAGGAAAATACTAAATCTATTTCAAATAGAAGAAAAAAAAAGATTAAGAAATGAAACACTTAAAAAGATTTGAAAATATGGAATCCAGAGATTCAATGTGTGATTATTTAAGCAAAAAATGTGGTTATGATATGACTGAATTAGAATCAATGTCAGACTCGGAATTGAAAGTTTGTTATGATAAAGAATGTGGAATGAATGAAAAAAAGAAAGAAAAATGGATTCAAGACGCAATAAAAAGTCCAGGTTCTTTAAGAAAGGAATTAAAGAAAAAAGAAGGTGAAAAAATCACTAAAGCTGAAATCAATCAAGAGTTGAATAAATTGAAAAAGAAAGACAAAGATCCAGATAAAAAAGGCGTTCAAGGTCTATCAAAGAGTGATTTAAAAAGATTCAAAAAATTAAATTTGGCTAAAACACTTAAAGGGATGAACGAAGGACATTCAGATACGAACAATTATATGTTCTTTGCAAATTTAGAGAATATTTGTAAAATGGCTCAAGAGATTTTAGAAATGGATAAAAGTAAAATTGACGAAATGTTAACACAAGGACACGATTGGGCGACTGATCATATATCAGCTTCTAAAGAATCAATAGAACACGTTCACGATTGGTTAAATTCATCATCTGAAGATGTAGAATTTCACGAAGGTGATATAGAAACAGAAAAAAATATAAAAGGATTCGATAATTTTGAAAATTAAAAAAAACCCACTCATTTGAGTGGGTTTTTTTTATGCAACTTCCATAACTTTTACAGACTCTACCGTATTAACTAATTTATTAACAATCTGATAAGGATCTGCATTTGAAGCAGGTCTTCTATCTTCTAAATATCCTTTCCAATTGTTTTGAGACATTGAAATTGGAATTCTGATTGAAGCTCCTCTGTCTGATACACCATATGAGAACATATCAATATGTTGCGTTTCGTGTAATCCAGTTAATCTTTGCTCGTTTGATGATCCATATACTGCAATGTGATCCTTATGATTTTTTCTTAAAGTTTCACATATTTCATTGACATAATCTTCACCTCCTTCTTCTCTTAATCTTTTATTAGAAAAATTAACATGAAGTCCAGATCCATTCCAATCTCCTTTAACAGGCTTTGGATGAAATTCAACTTTGACACCATATTTTTCAGTTATTCTAAAAAGAAGGTAACGGCTTAACCAAAGATCATCTCCTGCTTGTTTTGTTCCCTTTCCTAAAATCTGATATTCCCATTGTCCTAACATAACTTCTGCATTAATTCCAGTAATATTAAGTCCTGATTTTAAACAGATATTAAAATGTTCTTCAACAATATCTCTACCAGCAACATTATCGATTCCAACTGAACAATAATACATTCCTTGTGGACTTGGATATCCTCTTTCCGGGAATCCTAAAGGTCTTTCATTAAAAGTCAAAGTATATTCTTGTTCAAACCCAAACCAATAATCATCGTTATCTTTAATTTGATTCCTTTTATTAGTTAGATGTGGTGTTCCGTCTGGATTTAATACCTCACACATAACTAAATAAGAAGGAATACCACCTTGATTTGTTCTCTCAATATCCATAATAATTCTAACAGGATTTAAGATACAATCAGATGATTTTCCTTCTGCTTGTTTAGTTGAAGATCCGTCAAATGACCATTGTGGGCAATCTTCTAATCCATTGAAATCATCTGTGATTACTTTTGTTTTGCTTCTTAGGTTAGCTTCTGGTTGGTATCCATCTAACCAAATATATTCGAGTTTTACCATAAATTTTTGAGTTTTTTCTTTTTATTTGAAAAAAATCAAAAGTTTATATTTGTCTGAAAATATTTATTCCTAAAGCAACAAACTCACATCCTTCGTGATAAAAGTAATGATCAGAGTGAAAGTGTCCATTATAAAATCCTTTTATATCATTCGACTTTTTTATCTCTGTATATAATTTAGTCATATTAGCTCTTTCTTCTCTAAGATCTTGAAGTAAAGTAGGATCTCCTTGAGCATAAGAATAAACTAATCCATTAAATTTAATTGGTTGACAAAAATCTGGTGAAGTGTGACAAATTACTCTATCAATTCCTCTGATATTTTTTGCGAACTCAAAATCAAAGTTTACTATTTCATCTTCCCAATAATATTTTGTAGAGTTTATAAGGTCTCTTTTTTTAGATTGTTCTCTATCAATAGATACTGCTCCTCCAATGAAAAGTATATTCTCACCATTTATATTTAAAACCGAATAATCTTCTACAAAAAGTATGTTTGTTAATTTACTTTTAATTTCTTTGAAGTTCTCATTTTTAAACCAACTTGGATTATCGTGATTTCCTCTTATTACTAAAAGATGTGAATCAAATTCAACTAAACATTGATTTAATATTAGTAAGTTCTTTTCATCAGTTTCTATAGAATCATATCCGATTCTAAAGTCTCCAACTTGAATATAACATATTTTATCCATTTGGATTTTAAGCAAGTGATTTACTATGACACGCCAAGCGCCATGTATATCACCCAAAAGGATTCTCATATTATATTCATTATAAAGTTTCATAACTACAAATATACAGAAAAGTTTGATAAGTTTAAAATTTTATATATAGATTATGTTATCTTATTTAGAATTTTTAATAGAGAATAAATTAACTTTAAGTTTGTATTTTTCTACTGAACTAAAGAAATTACTTAACAATATTAGTAAATCAAGTCAACCTGGTTATGAAATTGCTAAGTATCTTTTAAGTTGCCATAATCTTCCTAATAAGAGGTATGAAATGACATTTGTTGATATAACAGATAAAAATGATAAGATTAGTTTTTTACAGGTAAATAGAGCAAAAAGATTTTTTGATGAAAATGGTGATAAAAAGAAGATTGATGATTGGGCTTTTGATCAATGGTATAATAAAACTTTAAATATGCCTGGTAAAGTTTGGAAAGAACAAAGATCTGAGATTGGAATAGGTAAATTCACCAATAAGATATATCAGAATGATAAGAAGTCGATAACTTCAAAGGAATTAGAGAATTTTGTTAACCTTTATAAATCATTTTATGATTTGGAAAATAAATCTTTATCTAGATTTGAAGTTGTTTCAGGAGAAGATATAAAAAAATGGTATCTGAATGAGAATTACGCTGAACAAAAAGGTCAATTAGGTTCTTCTTGTATGAGACATAAATCATGTCAAAATTATTTTGGAATTTATACTCAGAATCCAGAAGTTGTTTCTTTAGTAATTCTTAAAAGTCCTGAAGATGATACTAAAATAGTTGGAAGAGCTTTACTTTGGAAAAGTGTTAAAGGAAATAAAATTATGGATAGAGTGTATTTCATAAATGACTCAGATAAAATACTTTTTGAAAAATTTGCTGAAAAAAATGGTTGGATATCAAAAGAAGATATGACTTGGGAAGAACTTGAAAAAAATCAAATACAATTGAAAAAATGGAAATTTGATTACTATCCTTATTTAGATACATTTTGTTTTTTAAATAAAAGTACTGGTTTATTATCTACTGATGAAGACCTTTGGCCTGGGCAAGGATATATTAGACTACAATCTACTGGAGGTTATTTTGACGATGATGATGTGGTATGGGATGATTACAATGAGGAATATATTCCAAGAGAAGATGCTGCTTATTGTCAAAGAAGTGGTGAGTGGGTAAACTCAGAGAATGCTATTTGGTTAGAGTATAGAGACGAATATGCTCACCCTGGTCGTGATGAAACTTGTTACTCTAAATATGACGACTCTAATTATTACCTTGATGATTGTATTTTTTCAGAAATTTTGAATGATTATTTTTTAAGTGACGATGTTATTGAGATAGTTATTGATAAGCATGCCTATAATGATTATGTTCATGTTGATTTAAAGAATTCTTTAGTAGATATAGAAATTGGTGGTACAACCTATAAAACTCTTGATTTATTAACTATGATAAACCCTATTACCGGAGTTAGAGGATTCAAGGAAAATGTGATAAAAGAGATTAAGAATGATTATGAGATTGTAAGTGATGATGAATTGAATAATTACATAAGAAATTTAGATATTGATTTAAATTTAAATGATTTGAATATTATATCTAATTATATTGATGATTACCATATAATAAATCAATTTAAATCAGATAAAAATGAATTTGTAAATATAATTAAACTTCTATTGATAACTTCACCAAAAAAGGGAGAGAGAAGTATGGATAATATTAATAGAAATGCACAAAAAGATGAAATATATTCCAAACTTAAAGAAGACACGAAAAGGAGAATTAAATCATATTTCTCGAGCTTTTCTTTGAACTATCTCAAATTGTCAGAATCACTTTTAATTAAGATTTTGAAAGATCCGCAGATGCTTGTGTCTTACATTACAAAAAAGAAATTGACATATTCTGATTTGAGAAAATTGGTTATTTAAACTTAGATAATTAATTATTATATCATGTTTTGATGGATATTAATTATATAAAATCAGTTGTACAAAAAATTCTTAATAAAGAGTTTGCTAACTCCTATAAAAGACAGATTAAACCTTATGAGGATAGGATAAATTTCGCTTGTCCATATTGTGGAGATTCTCATAGTAATGTAAGATCCAAAAGAGGTAATATTTGGTTCAATAAATTGATTTATGTTTGTTTCAATTGTGATAAAAGAACTTCCTTTGATAGATTAGCAAAGGACTTTAATGAGATTTTAGATCCTGATAAAAAATTAGAAATAATCCATCATTTAGAATCTAATATAGATTATTCTGATTATGAGAATGATTTTGTAGAAACTAGATTGGATGATTTGATAAGTTTGAAAGATCTTGAAGATGTTTTCAATGTTAAGAAATTGTCTCCAATATTTGATTTCAAACCTGTTCAATATAACAGCGGTATTTATAAATATCTAATAGGAAGAGGAATACCTCCTAATTTACATAAGGACATTTATCAGGCTAAATATTCTAAAGGTGATGAAGGATATGAACATATTATTGTTTTCTTAAATAGAAGAGAAGACAAAGTATTAGGTCTTCAGGTTAGAAATTTAAAAGGAGGAAAACGGAGATTTTTTGTTATTTATAACTGGGAGCATCTTTATCGATGGGTTAATGGAGAAGATGTTGAAATTGATTTAACAAAAAGTGTTATTTATAATAAATTGTCATATTTTTTTAATATTCTTAATGTTAATTTTGAAAAAAAGATAACTCTATTTGAGGGATTCTTGGATTCTTTATTTTATCCTAATTCAATTGGTATGATTGGTGTTAATACTGATGATAGATTTTTAAGAAAAAATAATTTAGATTTACAATATTTCTATGATAATGATAGTACTGGTCATAAAAATTCTGCTTTTAAGATAAAGTCCGGTGATTCTGTTTTTCTCTGGAAAAAATTATTCAATGATATAGTTGAAAGAAAAAAGACTGATGATCCACATAAGTTACTTTATCGTATATCAAAAGTTAAAGACTTAAACAAATTGGCTGAGTTAATTCCCGATCCATATAAAAAGTTAAATCTCTCGAACTACTTTTCAGAAGATGAAACTGATATAAGATGGATTCCAAAAATAGTTTGGGTTAAACGTGATGATGAGAAAGATTACAATAAGGAGTTTAAATTTAAAGATTGGTAATAAGTTAAACAAAAGGTATTTTTTGACTTTTATACTTTGGATTTTTCTGTTTTAAGTACTCAGTGAATTCTATATTTCCTCGTTCATTGTTACAATCAAAGCAACATACCATTAGATTAACTTGTGAATTATTTCCTCCTTCTGATATTGGTATGATATGATCAGTTGTAGCATTTTCTTCATTCAGTTCGCATTCACAATAGATACATTTAGCATTTCTATGTTTTTTAAGAAAATCTTTTGCGAATCCAGAGGTTCTTCTTTTAACATTTTTACCATTCCATTTTAATCCAATTACAATGAAATTTTTAAGATGTTTGTATTTTTTACGGTAAATTGTACAAGATCTATAATTTGGATTTCTCCAAATAAAAAATCTTAGAATCCATTTCCATTTTTTGAAATCATCTTCAGATACTGAAATAAAGTGCTGATGATTTGATTTATTTATAAGTTTTATTAACTTGACTATATTCATTTAATTGATAACATTTGTGTTATCTTCTTCTCTCTTTATATTAAACTAAATATTTAAGTTTATTTATTAGATTTTGTTAAAAAATCAATAACTTCGTCTATAGTCTTAAATTTCTTTTTATCAACATGGAACATTTCAGTTTCTGAATAGAAATTGATTTTCTTACCATCATAATTAATTTGATTATTAACTACTTCGGTTCCTAATTTTTTTGCTAATTCATCAAGTAATTTATTTCCGATATATTCATCTTCTTCCTCTAACATATCTGAGTCTTCTTCCATTTCTTGTAGCTCATCATATTTATCTGATGCTGCTTCTAAATCTTCTGTTGATATTTCATCTGCCTCTGGATTGATGTCCAGATCTTCTTTTATATAATTTTCAAACTTTTTTAAAATTTTCATAATTGGTTAAATATTTTTTATTATATATTAAATTATTTTTCTGTGTTTTTTATCTCATCAACTATATAATCTATAAATGAATCAAATTCATATTCTAATCCTTCTATAAAATCAAATATGTCATAAACTAATTCTCTATTTTTTTGTTTAATATTTTTATAGAATTCTACCGATATATTATTGTTTGAATAAACAATTATTTTACCCTGTAGTCTGCCTTCTATCTTGGATCCATTTTCAAAATTGATGTCTGGTGTATATAATATTCCTGAAATGTGAATTTCATCACCATAGTTTTTTATATCACTTAACTCAAATCTGAATCTATTGTAGTCGTCTTCAAAGATTATTTCACTTTCTCTGTATTTTAATTTCTTGTGTAACTCTTCTTGATTATTTTCTTTGTGAGAATCTAGAAAATCTTTTTCATCACTGGAGATTGAGTCTATACCATACTTAGATATTTTATCTAGTATTTCATCCAATCTCTCTTGTGATGAGAATCCTTCGTATCTCATTAGATGTTTCATAATATCTATATATTTTAGTTATTTGTGTAGGAGATCAAAATAATTAATATCTTTTATGTTTTCTATTTTATTTTTTATTGATTTGAAAACAACATCTGTAAATCCGTGTGTTTGATAAAGCATAAGATAATTATTATTCAATTTATCAATAATATCTGAAAAATCTTTGATTTTTTTAGACTCTAATAAAGATTTGATTTTTTCATTTCTATTGTGTTTTATTTCTTCCTCTTTCAATGAATCGAAGAAAACTACCATTATTCCATCTCTTCCATCATGTGGGTGATTCAAAATTCTTTTTAAATCAAATCCATCGTAATAATTTATTTTAAAATCTTTAATCTCAGAAGAAGTTATCAGTTTCATCCAATATTTGATTTATTTTTTCATCTCTGAATTGACTTTTTATTATTTTATCAATAAATGATTTGAATTCCTCCTTTTCTTCATATTTTGTTTTGAATTCGTTAAAGTAAGATTCAGATATTTTAAGTAGTTTTAATTCTCCTTCACTCAAAGAGGATTTAAACTTTTTATATTCTAAGTATTTGGTGAAAATGTTATATAACCTATGATTTTTCATCATAGGTTATATATCATTCTTTAGAATCCCCCGAAAATATCAAGAACCACTGATAGTCTTTTAGTAATTTCTGGTAATCCCAATGGTTCTATAATAGAATTTATAGGTGAAAGAATTGATTTAGAAAATTGTTCATCATAATCTATCTCAGGAGAAAATTCCATAGGATAAGATCCTCTTATGTAAGCAAAAGTGCTGTTAATTCTACTATTTTTAGTATAATAGTATTTAATCTTTGTTCCTGATCTAATGAATTCATATTTTGCTTGTAATGATGGATTTTTTCTTAAAAGATAATTATGATAAGCTGATGCTTTTACCGCAAAATGAGCACCACTTACAAAACTAAGTTTGTTTGTATCATCTAAAACCTTTGTTTCATAGTTTGATACAGATGATTGCATACTTATATCATCAATATCTGCTAGTTCAAATTCTTTTCTAAGGTCTTTAACTAACTTTAAGAGATCCTTTATGTTAAAAGTGTCTGGATGTGAGAAAAGATATTTTACAATGTGAACAATTTTTTCTCTTGCAAAAGCTGGTGTTGATGATCTTACAAGTTCTACTCCTTTAGGGAAAATATATGTTAATCTGTCAAATGGAATACCGTCTTCATAAACAATATGTTGTATATACTTCTTCTTAGCTATATTGATTATAGATTCTGAGATTCTTTCGAGTTCGAAGTTTTCTCTGTTTTTAACTCCAAAACTTTCAGCATATTCTTCTAAACTTTTTCTAAAAAACTCTTCATATCTGAAGTAATCCATTCCTTGTATAAAGTCTAGTTCAGATGCCCAGTTCCAATCTACTCTGAAATTTGAAAGTATTTCCTTATTATCTTTCGAATTAAGTTCATAATCTTTAACAAAGAACCCATCAATTATAATTATTTCTGGTTTATTTTCTTTAAGAAATTCCATTAGATCTGAAACTTGTCTGAATTGTCCTAAACAATTTAAATTTGTTGTTCTAGTTTCCTGTCTTCTTTCTAAGATAACAAATGATTGATTTATCTCGTCAACTTTTGATAAAGGAATGTTTCTCCATTCAGAATGTTGTATAGCAGGTTCAAAAGATACAAATAAAGAATCTGTATCAGCATAAATACTGACATTTTCATTTGTGGGAATCTCTGTTACGTTTTTTATTCCAAGTTTATTATGTAACTCAAAGTCTAAATGCCATTGGTTATGCCAATAGTCTTTATTTACTTTATCCATCTGTTTTGTTAAATCTCTTCCTTGTGCTGTGATGGTTCCAGCAACGTGTTCATTGAACAGGATGAAATATTGTGTGGCGAATGCGCCGTAACTTCCGTTCAGGATGAGTTTCAAAGCCAATTGAAGAGCGTTGTAATAATCCGCTTCTCTTTTTAGTTGTTCTGCTTTATTTCTAAGAAAGCTTAACTTATTTAATTTTTCTTCTTTAGTCACGTATTTAAACTATTTTTTCATTATATCATGATTTTTTTTATTTGTTCATGATTATATTAGTTTAAAAGACTCCAATACTTATTAAATTTATTCAACCTATCTTCGAGTCCGTGTGTTCCACCATTTACTCTTTTAGTTAATTTTGTTACTACATCTTCTGATGATCCCATATCACATATTTTCCATAGGTTATTTTTCTCAAAGAAAAAAGCTGCTGATGCAAGTGGATATTTATCACTTACAAGATCTGGATTTTCAACACAATCTTCTCCAATGAATTTTGAGAATTCTGAATAATTATCTTTACCTGTTAATTGTATATAACCTCTTCCTCTGAATTTCCATCCTTCTTTTGATTCTTCTGATCCATTTCCCATTCTGTTTGCGTAAACTCTTGATGCTATTTTTTCTGGATTTCTTGCATATTCAGAGGCTGGCGTATCTTTAAAATATTTACCAAAAATTGAAATTAGACCTGATTCAGAATAATTAAGATTTTCTTTTATTAATTCAAAATTACCAGATTCGTGAGCACATTGTGATAAAAAATGAGCGAGTCTTAGCTTATTTGTTATAGAGAATTTTCCCATAACTTCTGGTAGTTGTTTCAAAACTGATTCTTTGATTATTCCTTTCAAGGGGTTTAAATCTATATCTTGTTTTTTAATAGGAGGAAATAATTTATTCCATGTTGAATCTCCTATGATACCATCTGGATTCAATCCATTTTCTATTTGCCATTTTTTAACTGATTTTTCGGTATTTGGTCCGAAATCACCATCAGCAGTTATTCCTAATTTTTCTTGAATTAGTTTTACTTTTTCTCCTTTACTTCCTAATTTTATTACCATTTTCCATTATTATTTTTTTTTATATATAAAAAATGAAACACATTAAAATCTTCGAGTCAAAGACTTTAGTTGAGCAGAAAATGAATTTATTGGATAGTATTTTTTTAGAATTGTATGATGATGGTTTTGATTATAACATCATAAAAGGAAGTAACAATTGGATGTCAATTCCAATTTTCAAAGATTCAAGTTTGGATAGAAATCTTTATCCATCATCTACCTCAGTAGGTGATGATCCAAAATATCGTAGGTATCATAATCTACCTTCTAAATTGATTTATGTAGTTGTGACTAAAGAAGTAAGAAGATTCTCTGATTCCGATGAAAAGAAATTAGAGGATTTTACTAAGTATTTAAGGCAAATGGGTATGCCTCCAAGAGGAGGAGTTGGAGGACACAATTTCAGAATATTTTATTTTGATAAGTGGGGAAAAATGACGGATTCTAACCTTTTATCTCCTTGACTTTGTATTTCCATCCGGAGTCTGAATTTTTTTCGAAAGCAAGTGCAATTCTGTTTGCTTCTTCTTCATCCTGAAATTCCCAGACATCTTCAGCTCCATTTAGTAAAACAATTGATTGCTTTCTATTATTTGGTAGAATAATTTCTTTAATGATTATAAAGGTTGTTTTTTTCATTTATTTTAGATTTAGTTATTAAAGTCTTGTTCAAATGATATCATAAGTTGACTTATATTATCTTTTAAAAGTATGAAAGTTTCAAAAACATGAAAATTAATATCTCCTCCGTTATCATTAATTGATGATAAGAATTTTTTATTTATCATTAGGTGTTTATCATCTTCGGCTGTTTCATCAACTTCTAATTCCCATAGTTGTGATTCAGATATCATAACTTTAAAGTCTTCTACATTTATATGTAGTATTCTTCTTGTATCATCAGAATTTATTGAGGATAAGTTTTTTATATCAGAAAAGTCTGAATTTTTAACTCTGAAAGACCAATTTTTATTTTTTAAATTTAGTCTTTGTGCCAATTGTTCTTTTTCAATATTTCTTATTTCAGATGTTTCTCCTGTTTCTATTTGTAATTTCAATTTTCCATTATTTATTTTTACGTTTCTAGCTTCGGAATTTTGACTATCTTCTTCTTTATGTTGTATTAACATTTCTATCTTCTCATCTTTTTTAATGAATCCTAAATTCTTAACGAATTTTTTTGCATTTGTGATGATTATGTTTATACGATGTGTCAATTCTTGATTGATTATCATATATTCTGAAGTATTTATCTCGTAGTTTTTAAAAGCTAATACCATAGTCTCACTTCCGAGCATTGAGTAAATAAAAATTGATTCATTGTCAATTTTCATTTTGATAACATCTGAGATTTTAGTAAGATCTTTCAACTTTGATATAAAGTCATCAAATGTTGATTGGTTAAATTGAATTTTAAGCTTTTGGTTCATTTTTAAGAATTTATTAATTAATATATAACTTAAAATAGAATTTGTTTTTTATGAAAGAACTTAAAGGAAAAAGAATAAGATTAGTAAGAATGGAAGATCCTTATACTAATTTGAAAAAAGGTGATTTAGGAACTATAACTGGAATTGATGGTTTGAACCAAATATTAGTAAAATGGGATAATGGATCTACATTAAGCTTGATTCCAGATGTTGATGAATATGAAATACTAGAAGTTGAAAGAAGAATTTATTCTTTCCAAAAGTTTTTAGAATTTGTTCAAGAAGAATCATATATTGATGCAAAATTAGAGGAATTGGAAGATCTTGTTTCTTCCTTCACCGAAGGAAAGGATTTGATGTATGAATGGGAAAATAAAAATGATCATCAAGTTATTATCACCTATCAAATAAATGGAGATTCAACAAAATTTGAAATGGATTTAGATTCTAATTTAATAATCAAAACACACAATGATAAGATTGTTTTACAAGAGGAAATAGATTCTGTAGAATCTGGATTGGATATGATAGAAAAAGAAATACAATCTGATTTAGGAATATATGAAGGATATTCATCGCAATGGGATTCTTCAATAGAAGAAGATGAGGCTAATAGAATTGTTTATCAAATGAAAAAGTTTCAATCTAATTATAATCAAAGTGAAGAAATGGATGAGCAATTGGTTGAAGTTTTAAAAAGGAAACTTAAACATTATGATGAGATAAATATGGATTTTGTTATAGATGCTCTTTTATTTGATGATGCTTCAGATGAGACTGCTGAAAATATTATTAGAACTGGTGATATCATAATGAATAAATTTGGAACAGAGCCTCAGATGGTTGTAAATGCTTTTGAAGATGCTTTCTCTGTTTTATCAAGTTATGTCAATATGTGGGATGATGAGAATGAAGATGATGAGGATGAAGATGATGAGGATGAAGTAGATAATAGGATAAGACATTCTGCATTTGAAAGAATCGAAGAAAAAAAGAAAGGAGGTCGTCCTAAGTCAGGAAGAACTGAAAGTGGTAGAAAGGTACCAGGTAAATACTTAACTAAAAATAGAAAAGCTATGAAAAAGGAAATAGAAAAGTATAGTGGTACTGATACTTATAAGAAAGATTGGGATGCTGATTATAAGTCTGGAAAAGGTGGTGAAGGAAAAAGATATAAAACCAAAAAGTCGGCAGCTACGAAAGCTTATCAAAAAAAATATGGAAAAAAATGAAACACCTAAGAAAATTTAAATTATTTGAAGAATTTGATAAAGATGGATATGAATCACACTGGAAAAAATTTGTTGATTGGTTAACCGGTGAAAAGGATTTTGATCTTTATGCAGGAGAAGAAGATTTAAAAAAGAACTTTTTAAAAATTGTAAATAATGATTCATATTCGGCTGATGAAAAAGCTCAGAAGGTTGCAGCTTATTTAGATATGAAATGGGGTTTGCATGATGGATATTCAGAAGTGGTTGATTATTTGGAAAGTTTATTGATGGATGAGATTTAAATCCTTATTTTTGTGAAAAATTAAAATACATGAATCTAAAAAGGTTAAAAATAAAAATTCTAAGATTTATAAAGTATTTAGATGCTAATAATATTAGATACAGACTTCCTAAAAATTTAAATCAGTCTCAAAAATTTTCAATTGGAATTTTTTTTAAAGTTCTTAAAAATCAAAGTACAGAACTTTATTATGATCTTATTACCGGTGAATGTTATCTTTCAAATAATGAAATAAATGTTCATATTTTTATAGAAGATAACAATATAAAAGTTATAAATTCTATTTATAGTTATGATATATCAATTGATCAACAAACAGAAAGATATCTAATTAGAAGATTTGAACTTGTGTTAAATAAAAGAAGAATAGATTTCAAAAATAGTATTATCTCAAAAACTGAACATCACTTACTACAAACGTATCAGAAAATATTGGATTATCGTCCTTGACCTTTATACTTTTTCTTGTAATTTTTGGATGATTTCAAACTTGAATGGTTCTTTTTTGAGTGAACTCCAGGTCTTTTAGTTTTGGTTTTATTAATTTTCCCGATAGAAGATTCTTTTTTACTTGCCATTTTTTCTTTTTATATATTAATCATAAAAATTGATTTTTTCAAATTAATATATACAATAAAGAAAAATAAATTAATATGGATAAATTAATGACTTTTGAATCCTTTTCAAATGAATTGGATTATGAGAAATACTATCATTTAGTAGAAGATATAATTTTACTCGAAGAAGCAACTGCTGGATCGGTTGATAACCCTAATTCAAAGGCTGCGAAAATGATCAAAAAGAAGTCTAAAGATAGTGGAATATCACAAGGTATTCTTAAACAGGTATATAAGCGTGGAAACGCGGCTTGGAATGCTGGACATCGCCCAGGAACTCCACAAACAGCTTGGGCAACTGGTCGTGTAAATTCATTCATTACCGGTGCAGGAGGTGCAAGAAAAGCTGATGCGGATCTTTGGAAAAAAGCTAAAGAACAAAAAGCTAAAAAAAATAAGAAAAAGAAAAAATGAAACATTTAAAAAGTTTTTTTGAAGCAGTAGAAGAAAAATTAGAAGAATCATCTTCAATTGAAGAGTGTATTGAAGCATGTAAAGAATGTATTGAAAAATGTGAAGAGTGTGCTGAATCCTGTGAAAAGGAAGGACATGATGAGTGTGCTAAGAGATGTAGAGAATGTGTAGAGGTTTGTAAACTATGTGTTTGGTCTATGGAAAATGATTCTCCTAATATGGATGAGATATGTGAGTTATGTGCAGAAGTTTGTGAATCTTGTGCTGATTGTTGTGAAGAAGATGGAATGGGTATTTGTGTTGAAGCTTGTAGAAAATGTTCTGAGCTTTGTCAGGAAGTTGAAGATTCTGTTGAAGAAATGGAAGATGAAATGGAGGATAGAGAGGAAGAGAGAGAAGATTTAGAAGAATCGGAAGATGAAGATTTAGAGGACTAATCTAAAATTTGTCCTAATTTATAATCTCTATTCTGAGTTATCAATGATTCGTTAAAGTATCCAACATTTTCTAAAATAAATACTTCTTTTGTTTCAGATGGAAATACGATCTTTGAAAGTTTGTAAGTTAGATTGATGAAATCAATTTTCTGAACGATAAAATCATTAGTTTCATCTCCTTTTATTGAAACTACTGTACCAACTGGAAATTTTATTTTTGATAATTCATTATTTTCATCATCATATGAAAATAATTTAGAAATTATTTCTATTGTTTTTTCAATTAAAGAAACTATTAATATAATTTCTGTCAGTGTTTTATTTTTAAATACTAATTTTCGATTTATATAATCGGTTTTGTAGATTTTTAAATCACTTTCTTCAAAAATAGGCAAAGAAATATCTTCTTTTTTTAATTTATATCTAATGTCTTTACTATCAATTATAAAAAAATATTCATTTTCTAATAATTGTTCGCATATATTGTCAAATCTTTTGAGTGTTCTTTTAGCGACTGAATAAGTAAAAATAAAATCAATTCTTATATTACCAATTTTTTCAAAATTGGTAAATTGATTGAACTCAGTTTGTTTACGAAATATACTTAGTTTTATTCCATTACTTGTTGATAAAGGAATACTGGAAATTGACAGACCTGATTTATCAAGTCTGTCATTCCATTTTTCATTCCATTTTTCATTCACTTCAAACATAAAGCAATTCCTTTTTTTCTTTTGTTACTTTGGCTCTTTCTCTAATTTCCTCAAAAGTCCATTCTTTTGTGATAACACCATTGTTAAATACTTCAACCAATTCGTCTTGGTATTTATCAAAATCTTCCTCAACTGATGTTACTGTTTTGTAACCACCTTCAGTTCTTACAAGTTTTGGAATTCCTCTTTTTGATTTTTTGAAGGATTTAACTTGGTTGAAGTTTTCATCAATCTCTGTTGGTGATTTAACAACATTTCTTTCCTCACCATCAATGATTGCATAACAAGCTTTGGTTGCAAAGTTCTGAGTATCACGATCGATGTCAGCTTGAAGAAGTTTACCACCCATTCCAAAAACGATATTCTCTGCTGAAATTTTTTCTTTGATCAAAAAGTCATAGATTTCTTTGATAGAGTTGATATTTACTCCATCGCCTTGGATAACTCTGATCTGTGGCGGTAGAACTTTGTATCCTTTTGAATTTGTTCTATATCCGAAGTTCTCAAAAAGTGAGTTAAATATCATTTTCAAAGTGTTAAGAACGTGTCCAGAGTCAGGTCTAATTACAAGTTGGTTTCCCGGTGTACCAGGTCTGCTAAGGATTTCAGCCTTTAGTTGTTTTCCCCAGTAGTTATTAACTGCGTTCATAATATCATAAGTATCAGAAACACATGCAACGATTCCATTTGGATACTTTTCCAAAACTCTTCTCATCATTTCTACTTCTCCTTCTACACCTTCTAAACACATGATAGAGTGTTCTGTTGCAGGAACGCTTTGTCCGAATACTTGAGTTGTATTGTAATTATCTCTGATGAGTTTGGATGCAGCTGTCGTATCAGATCCTCTGAAATTGACCAAGTGAGCAGATCCACCGATTTCTGCAGACTGAACAGAAGAAACTCCTCTGAAACCAAAGTCATTCAAAACATATTCCATAAGGAAATCTTTTGTTGCATCATCATAATCGGTAGTTGTATCAAATGCTGATTTTACCACCTTTTTAACTTCTCTTGATAGTGTAGCAACTGTGATTGGATACCAAATTTGAAGTATCAAAGTTTCAAGAAAGTTTGTAATCCAAGCACATTTTTCATCAGTATTCTCAATATAAAGAAGTACATTCTTGGTACCTACCACTGTTCCTTCGGGAACTGCTTTGATTCTTACTGGAAGTCTTCCACCATGTTCTTCTACGATATAATCGAATTTAGTTCTATCGAACACATCTTCTCTTCCGAATACTCCGAATTTTGTTCCAAGGTATTCGTAGGCTTCGTCAACATCTTGTTTTGTAATGGCAACTCCTTTAAGGTATTTTTTCAGGAAAACTTGAAGTCCATAGAAAACGGTTTCTGAAAATCTTCCACCTCTTGATTCAAGGTAAGATCCCATCTTTGTCATTCCATCAAGATAGAATTTGTGGTGTGAATATTTATAAGCATCTCCGAGTAGAACCAGGTTGTTTGGTTTATCGAGTGCTTTTTCAATTAGTACTTCGATTTCTTTCAAAAGCGTGAAGTCTTGATTTTCAATTGCTTTTCTTAGTTGTCTTTTAATGTGTCTTTGTAAACTCATGATTTCTGTTATTTATTGTTAATCACCAAAATTATTATTCTTATCGTAAGATTTAAATTTGTTTAAAATGTCATGATGGTCGGGCATTATATCTGTTTCTTTGATTTTATCAATTTCAAACCACTTTAATTCCATAATATCATCTGAGGCTTGTATTGCTCCCCATAGGTATTTAGAGGTAAAAAAGTTTGTCATTATTTTATCATTTTCTCCTCTGAATCTCCAATCATTTACCTTAGTTGAAAATATCATTTTTATCTCACCACAGCTAATATTAATTCCTGCTTCTTTATGAATTACTCTTTTAACTGCAGATTCTAAGTTTTCATCTTCTACTTTCACAAATCCTCCGATGAATCTAAATTTTGATTCGTCATATTTTTTTGCTAATAGTACTTTATTATCATCAATTATTGCAACATCCACTGCTGGAATAACTCTTGGATAAAGGTTGTAAGCATGGTATATGACACCACTTCTAAAATCCTGTGAATTTCTTACTTCTTCTGAAAGAATTTTTCTTACATCCGTTCCAGTAAACGTACCCAATGGTTTTAGTTCTTTAGTTTTAAATTTTCCTAAACCATCTATGTAATGTGGTATGAAAGAGTCTCGACTACCATACATAAGAACTTCTCCATGTTGGTAAACTTCTCTGATTCTTCTATCTATCTCGTTTGCCCATCTGATATTATCAGATTGATCTGGGATTGCTAAAATAACTGTATTTGGATAGTCACTTTGTATCATTCTTTTTCTTGTGTCAAAATCCAGTGGATTTCTTTTTGTTCCTACAAATTTAGGAACTCCCAAGAAAATAATTGTTTTTTTATGTTTATCAGTTACTTGTTTGATAATGTGATGATGTCCTTCATGTAGTTCATGAACTTGGAATCTTGCTACAATTACACCGATTGAATACTCTTTTATTTTTTCGTCCATTTTGACGGAGTTTTAAGTTTATACAAATATAAAAATTAAATATGGTTTACCAAAGTTTCTCTCAATAAATTTTCTATTATTTTAGCTTTCTTTCTTGTTGTCTTGACATCTATTTGTAGTCTCCACATTTTTTCTTCATCTTCGTCCTCATCTAAGGATTTTACTCTTATCTCAAATTTATCATCAATAGGTTCAATGAACTTCTCCAATAAAATGTGTGGAACTTTTATTTCCCCTGATTCTGTTTGTATATCGTATATTTCTTTCTGCTCGATTATACTTCCTTTTTTGAAAACTATTTGATTTAATATTTCAACATCTTTTATAATTTTATAAGTCATACTAATAATATGACATTAATTATGAAAAGTTATGTTAATTTTTTAATATATACTATTGAAAAAATAAATTAAATTATGGTAAACATTAAAAAATTCAATGAGGAATGGCAAAGTAAAATTGATTCTTTGTTTCTTCAAGAAATTTCAGATCGTTTGTATGGTCCAGATTCAGAATCTTACATAAAAGCAATAGAGGACTTGAACAAAACTCATAGAAAACGTGTTGGACGTGTTGGAAGTGAGTTCTATGATGATTCTTTGGAACAGAAAAGAAAACAACGCGAGAGAGATATAATAAGTCAGTTTAAGTAATTTTAAAAATGATTGAATATTTAGCAATTTTTATTCTTCAGCTTTTCTTTAACATTTTAAAAGTTTATGAGATAAAGCACTCCTATGAGAAAAACACTTTACAATTGATAATAAACTCTATTTTAATGAATGGAATTGCTCTGATAAGCGTTTATTACTCACTTCAGATGATGTTTGATGGTGATTGGTTAGTTGTTGTAATATACATTATTGGAGCTGCGATTGGTAAATGGATAGCAACTACAAACTTTTTCAAAAAATCATCTTCCTAAATAGTTAAATAATTCAATTATGTGTTTAATCGTAAATTGAAGACTCTCTAAATTTTTAGAGGTTGATCTCAAGAATTCAATATAATTATCAATTATTTCGATATTTCTACTTTCTTCTGCAATATGAGCTTCTACCATGATTCCTTTTTCGGTAGTATTCGTTTTAACTCCGAAAGAAGTTGCATAATAAAGGAATTTATCTTGTCTTAATTTTTTTAATTTAACTTCTTGTTTACTTCTTTTATCCAAGAAAACTGATATCTCATCACTTATTTTTTGTCTATATGTAAGTGCTAAAGATTGAGTTTGCATTATTTTTTTAGCAGACTCATTATTAAGATCTAATTTGAAAATTTCATTCAATGGTTCGATATTTGATCCCCATTCTTCTCTTCTACCTTTAAAAAATTCTTCTAATCTTTCATTGGTTTCCTTAACTTTATTAATTCTTTCGATTTCTTCTTTTGAATAGATTTGCATATAGTATCTATTAAAGAATACTTAGTTTGTTTAAGGTTATTTTATTGATTTTAAAAAATTTTGTATCTTTCTTAAATCTTCTAAGTCTAAATTGGATTCTGCTATTTCTAAACAGATTTCTTCTTTTAAATTGTTTATTCTACCTGTTATTTCTACAGGAGATGATGTTTGTTGAACATTCATATTTGTTCCTCCTTTGATTCCAGTGGAATTGAAGTTAGCTGAATCTGGACTTAATTCATTACCTGCAAAGAAATTTTCATACTTTTTTATCATACTAGAACATTTATTACTTCTGGATACCAATTGGTTTGTGATTCATCTTTTCCTTCATAATCTACTTTATCAAGTACATATCTGATGGCATTCAATCTTCCTATCTTTTTATCATTTGAGTTAACAATAACCCAAGGTGTCATTCGAGATGATGTTTTTTGAAACATCTCATTTTTGAAGTCCCCTATCATTTCAAATTTGTCTATTACTTTAGCATCATTTGGTGAGAATTTCCAATATTTAAGTGGGGATTCTTGTCTGATGTTAAACCTTTGTAATTGTTTTTCTTTTGTTATAGAAAACCAAAATTTTATAAGTATTGTTCCATTTCTGATAAGGTTTTGTTCCCAAGGAACTACTTTATTCATAAAGTCTTTATATTGTTCTTCAGTACAATAACCCATTGCTGGTTCAACTACTGCTCTATTATACCAACTTCTATCAAAGAAAACAATTTCACCTTCTTTAGGAAGTTCTTTTTCATATCTTTGAAACCAATTATTTTTCTCTTCTTCTGTTGGAATTCCCATTACAACAACTCTGAAATGTTTTGGATTCAAGTATTCAACAAATCTTTTAATTGTCGATCCTTTTCCTGCGGCATCTCTTCCTTCAAAAACTATAGCAACTTTCTTATTGTTTTTAACAACCCATTCTTGTAATTTTAATAGTTCAACCTGGAGGTTATATTTCTCTTTTTCGTATTTCTTCCTTGTGAGTAAAGAATATTCTTTATCGTATTCGTCAAAGTGATCATCATCACCGAATACTTCTTTTTGTTTTCTTATTCTTTTTTCTAAAGTATTGATATAATTATCAATTTCTATTCTTATTGTTTTTCTAGCTGTTCTTTTTTTGAGAACTATTATTTGAAATATTTTTCTTAATAAAGCTTCAACATTCAATTCTCTGATAATATCTTCACCGAATTCTTCTTTTAAAAGATCCAATTCATCTTTTACATTGATATTTTCAAATCCTTCTTCAAATTCAAGTTTATTTGTTCTTAGATTATATTTTATCAATTCCATTAACTTACTTTTAAATCTATTTAAATTCTCAACTATTTCTTCAACTACTTTATCTAGTTCATCGTCAGTTAATTTATTAAAATCATATGATTCGTTTCTTGAATCTGATGTGATAATTTGGAATTCTATTGACTTCGAATCAATAATTTTTTTATCAAGATATTTTATATCATTAATACTTGTTTTATATAATTGTGTTCTATTCGGGAAAGTTCCCATCAGATTAAATTTGTACTGAAATCTCAGACCAATTGAATTTATATAATTCTCTAATTGTGTGAGTACTTCTATAAGTGCTTTTAATTTATCTTTATTAACTTCAATACCAACAGATAGAAAATCTGAATTTGTAAAACATTCTGTTGGTATATCTATATTATAGTCTTTTTCATACTTTTTAAATTCGAAAGAAATTCCATAATCCGATATCTCATCGATTATTGATTCTATAATAGAAATATCATTATGATCAATATAATTTTTTATAGATTCATTGGTTTTTAAAAAATTATTATAATATTTAATTCTCATATTCTATATATTATATTTTAAATGTAAAAGTAACTTCTTTACACCCATTTAATCTTGAAAAATATCTGTCAAAAACTGTTTCATCAAATCCTGATGTACTTCCTTTATAGTATCCTGAAACATCTTCATAATCATATTGAAATTCAATATCAATTTGATTTGCATAATTTTCTAAATGTTTGAATACTTTTATTATAGTTTGCTTTTGTCTTTCATTCAATGTATTCATTTTATCATTTGGATTTGTTATTAACATAACTCTTACGTATAGTTCAATGGGAATTCTTAATTTCCTTATTAATCTATGACCTAATAATTCAAGGTATGAAGAATCTCCCCAGTATTGATCGCCACCAGGATTTGGATATATTTCAAATTCAATTCCATCATCTTTTAAATCCTCACATATAGACTCAATATCTCTTACAATTGATGATGCTTCATCATATGCTTCCTGATCTTTTATTGATTCGTTAAATTGTTTATATTTTTTTATCAAATATGTAGAGATCATAGATGTTATTGCCTTTAACTTTTTTTATGCTTTTTAAAACTTTACCAGTTGTAGAATCCAATACTTTAAAAACTCCTAAATTATTACCTTTTTCAGTTATCACCTTAACTGTATTACCAGGCTCTCCTAAAGCTCCTAAAATAGCTATGTATTGATTACCATAAATACTTTTCAAGAATGATATTCTAACATTTTCGGAGTCTTTTACATTATTTATATAAGCATTGTCTTTGACATTAAGTAAATCTAATTTAGTATCAGTTGGTTTTACTCTAACGGTTGCAAATTTTCTTTCTTTAGTTCCTAAACTTATTTCTTCTCTGTTTTGTAGTACATTTTGTTGAACTAATTTTTGTTGATTTCTTCTGATTTGATTGAAATCCGCTCTCGCTATTATACCACCTCTCATACCTTTATCGTTCATATTATAACCCGCTGGTGGTAACCTATAAAATGATCCTGTAAATGTCATAGAAAGTATTCTATCTCCTCTGAAAAGTCTCCATATTTTATTAATATGTCTATTATTTGATACTGACCATCCGTTTAAGTGCCAACCTCTTATTAATGTCTTGCCTTTAGAGGATCTACCAATTACCATAGGGTATATGACCCTTTCATGTCCGGCAAAGTTTTTATCTTTTTCTCCTTTATAATTGATAAGGAATATCAATCCATACTGAATAGCCATTATCATAATCTTTTCATCATATTTTATTGGCTCATTTACTGGAATTTTTTCAAATCCTTTGAAGTTCTTTAAAGAAAATCTGGGAATGAATTCCTGATCTTCTTTCAAGTCGTTATATGATTCTCTTATAACATATTCTACGGGCTTATTATTGTAGTAAGATTTAGTTTGTGTGAAATTCATATTGTATATATAAAAAACAATTGTGCATAAAAAAACCTCCATAAAGGAGGTTTTTTAATTTCAATGTTTGCTAAACTTATTCAGCTACAGTAGTATCAACTGCAGTTGTATCAACAACTTCAACTTCAACTTCAACTGGAAGCTCTACAGTTGTAGAATCGGTTTCTACTACGGCTTCTTCAGTTTGAGTTGTTCCACAAGAAGCTAAAAGTGTAACAAACAAGATTGTGAAAAGATTTTTCATAATTAAATTGTTTTAAAAGGTTTTATCGGAATATTCCGTATTACTATATATAATTAAATAATTACTTTGTTTTGATTTTTTTAAATATTTTAAAAATAATATATAGTATATGATTAAAAGTAGTGAAGATGCAAATAAGTATTATCAATTGGTAAACCAATTCATTGATGAATATGTTGAAAACCATAAAATACAACCTTCTAGATTAAGTAGGTATCTTAAAAATAATGATAAACTTAAAAGATTTTTAGAAAGAAAGGGGTTGAATGACATTAAGAATATTAATAGAGTAATTGATGATGTGTTAGAGGATAGAGAAGGTATGGAAAAGGATGGGGTTATGACATTTGAGAATTTTCAAATTTTTGAATCTGATTTTTTTAAAATACTTAATATTAGAGAATGTTTATGGAAAGGAATAGAAAAGGCTAATATTCATCATGAAAAGATGTTAGCTAATCAATTTGGTGTTTCTTTAAGTAATATAAATGTAAGTAACTCTGATAAACACGAATTTGATGTTGATGATATCAATGATAAATTTGAATGTTTAGTATTTACTGAGTCAGAAGTAAGTATAATTACTGAAAATATAAAACAATATGCTTTTGATCAGGTTTTCAATAAGTCAATAAAATTAGAGGGTGTTGGAATCGGAATTGATGTCAATATTAAAGACTTTATAGATAAGGAAAAATTTGAAAAACATATTTCAGAAAAGATTGATGAAGAAAAAGTTAAACAAATAATTGGTTGGTTAACTAGTTGTGAGGAAATAATTACAAAAGAAGGATTCATAGGAATAAATCCTTCTAATTCCTAGACTTTGGGAAAAAATTTAAATACCGATTCATAAATTTCATCTGGATGTTTTTGTATTTCGTTTTTGAAATCTATTGTTTCTTTACATTCTAAAAGATTGTTTATCTTTTCATCGCGTTCAATTTGTTTATTATTTTCTATTTCCTCCCATCCTCTATCCATTAATTTATATTTTCTGTGTAAAGCTCTTTTATCTGAATACATTAAAGCTTTCATATTTGTTATGAAAACTTTATTTTGACAATGTAGGATAGAATTAGGAAAATTTTGATATAGGTATGTACCGTCATAAGAAACCGCGCAACAAGAATAATCTACATTTTGTATTAAATTAACAAAATTATTTTTATATTCTCTTTGTTTATCGAAAAAAGAACCTTTTTTATTAGTCAAAAGCCTAGGTCTTATTAGTTGAACCACTTTATCATTTTTAGTGAAAGTGTGTGGTTCACTTATTACTTTTAATTCTTCATATGCTACTTGAATATCTTTTCCTGATAATTTTTTTTGAAAAAAGTATCCATTTTCTTTTAGGACTTTTTTAGCCCAATGAAAGGTATCGCTACCAACCAATATATCTATATCATTTATTTTATCGCCTGATATAATATCTCTAATAGCTCCACCAAAAACTCTAATTAATAAATTATTGGGAGTGTCATAAGAAGGTATAGGTGTGAGTAAAAGGCTCGAATCGAATTCTAAATACTCATCTAGTTTGTTTTTGATTAATTCCATTTAATTCTTGTTTATAAAAATCTTTAATATTCTTTCTACTAACATCAGGTGTTTTCTTTATCATTAGTTTTATGATTTCGTCCTCCGTGAGTGTTCGTGTATCAATAGTTGCATTACTTCTTTTGGATTTTTGTATGAATATTTTATTATCGTAAATGTGATAATTTTTAAGTTCTTTGTTGAGAACTTTTTTGGTTAATATACTTTCTATTGTGGCTTTTGTGAATAAATTCATGTAACATCATGATATACTATTAATTAATTTCTAAATCCCTAAAGACTTTAATTTTTCATTTCTTTTCCATTGTAAATCCCTATCCAGTTGATTTACTGGTACGCTCATTGTCCTTCCTGTCAAAATGTCATTAACTCTTGTGTAATAATCATTTTCTAAGGTGTCATTTACTATTTCGCATTGTATATGTAGTCCGTCTCCTATACAATTAACGATTTCTCCTTTTTTGAATTTTATTTTTCCTAAGTTCATCCTTCGTGGTGATCTACGGGTTTAATAACTTTCTTGTTCATAATCTCTTTGATTGTTTGATAAGATACTGGTGTGTAATCCCAACCGTTACAACCCATGTCTAAGACTTTTCTCTCGTAAAACCAAGCCATTTCAGGGTTTTGTTTTAGTGATTGGTGAGAATGTCCGTGTAGATGCCAACTTCCGTAATGTCCTTTGTTCCAAGAAAGTATAGCATAGTGACAAAGGATTATATCTTGATAACCTCTGTTTGCGTCCTTGTCTTTGATTTGGATTGTAGCACCTCCTAATGATGTTTCATTCCCGTGAATTTTTTCAAAACGATCAAGTTTTTTAATGTCTCGGTATCTATCGTGGTTTCCCATTATGAAGTGTATTTTACCATTGAGACTATCTACGAATTCTTTTGCCATTTCAAATGGACAGCGGTAGAATAAATCACCTAAGTAGAATACTGTATCATCATCAGAAACTACTGAGTTCCATCTTTTGATTAGTTCTTGATTCATTTCTTCAACTGAAGAAAAGGGTCTTTTATCAAATTTAATCACATTAGCGTGTCCAACGTGATAATCTGATGTGAAGTGTATGTTTTGTGTTTCTATTTTCATATCACAAAGATAATATTATTTTCTTAAATAAAAAAATTAATATATAAATTCATGGATAATATACAAGGGTTTTCTGAATTCAACCCAAAATATAAATTAACAGCACAATCTTATGTGGAGAATAATATACGCCAATTGATACAACTTATGAATATTGAAGAAGATGAGTTTGAATCTTTAGATGAGGTAAAAGATGTTTTGATTACTTATTTCACAAAATACCCAGATCAGAAAACAAATTACCAATTAAAGACTACAGGTTATCCTAAACATATGAATTTATCTACAAATAATATAGGAGGTGTTATAAAATATAGGTAATAAAAAAACCCAGTTAATTTCTCAACTGGGTTTCTTTCATTTTTTTTATTACTCCTCTTTCAAATAATTCTTTTATTACAGATTGACAAGTATAGGGCTTATCATGATAATATTCAATGTTATCCATTATATTTTCCATTCCTGCTTTATATAATAAATCGATATTATAATTTTTCTTTTCGAAATTATATTGATTTATTAGATTAAAAATTAGATGTTTCATAGTTTTTAATATAATTTTTACTCAAAAAGATCACCTGCATCAAATTCTTCACTTTCTATTACGTCATCTTCATCAGATTCAGTCAATTCATTGAATTTTTTCTCAACTTCTTCAACTTCATCTATTGATTTGAATCTAAAATAGTCATTTACTATCGGCTCCATTGATTTTAGAACATCTATGTTAAAAATCTCTTGAGTGAATAATTGTTTTGTTGTTACAGATTTATTCAAATGTCTTATATACCATCTATTTCCACCAGGTTTAAAGGTAATTTCACCTGTTTCTTTATCAACTTCTTCTTTTCCTTTGGCTATTCCTATCTGTTCAAAGAATTCTGGACGACAGAAAGCATCTAATCCAGTGAATGGATTCATACCATGAATGAATGAAATATCAAATCTTATTTTCTTTGGTTTAGCTAATCTATTTTTCATGGTTTTGAATAGTACAGTAATACCTGATTGTCCTAAGTCCATATCATCTTCTTCACCACTTTTCAATTTTGATTTTGACATAAATCCAATTACTGAAGCTGAATAAAGAAGTGCGTTACCACCTTTTAGTTTTTCTTGAGAGAAAAGATCTAGTGTTTGGTATGTATGGTTACAAACAATCATTGGTATCTCTAAATAACCTAAATCTGTATTAATTGATCTGAACATTGATCCTAAAGCTTTTGCTTTTGTCATATCTGTTTTGATATCACCTTTCAAAAGATCTGCTTTTTCTTTGTTAGATGCCATTTGTCCTAAAGAATCGAGTACTATCATTAATTTTGGTATTTCACCTCCATTCAGTTTTTCTTCTTTCAATTCATCAATCAATTGTGTTAAAAGTATATTTACATCTTCTACTTTATTAGAAGATATTAATCTTAATTTATCTAATGAATTATCTACTCCAAATTTAGGGAAATCTTCTAAATCTATTGCTTCTTCTGTATCAATATAAATTATTGAGTATCCTTCTTTTTGAGCATTTCTTGCACAAGAGTAAGCTAAGAATGATTTACCACTTCCAGATTCACCAGCGAATGCAGTTATTCTATTGTTAGCAACTCCTCCATTCAACAATTTCCCTGATAGTGCTGCATCTAATAGATAAACACCAGTTGAGATAAATACTTTTTCTTTAATTTCTTTTTTTATTTGAATTGGAACTGTTTTAGCTATATTATCTAAAATGGATCCTATTTTAGTGAATTCAAACTTTTTTTCTGTTTTCTTTGCCATATTTTAATTCTTTTTTTTATTATATATTAAAGTATTTTCTCCCCCTTTCAATTTTATTTTAAATGATTTTGAAAGGGGGAGAAAATTAGTCTATATATAGACTATGAAAAAGAAGGAATTTTTAGAAAAAAGTAGAAATATACATGGTTATAAATATGATTATCTTGATTTGAAAGATAATTTCAGTGTAAAAGATAAAATTATAATTTTATTTGAGGGAGAAAAGTACTTACAAACAGTTGAAAAACATTTGATGGGTAGGTGTCCTGAGAAGAATTTTGACAAATTGACTACAAAAGATTTCATAGAAAGATCCAAAAAAATATTTGGAGATAAATATGATTATTCTGAGACTGAATATAAAGGATCTTTGAATGAAGTTAAAATTATTTTGGATGGGTTTGTTTATTATCAGAGAGCTCAATCACACTTAGAGGGAATTAGTCCAGAATATAACAAAAATGATTTAAGATCAAAAGTTAAGAAGGTTGAGTTTAATCCGAAAAAAGAAATAGAAGAATTTTTAGATGAGTATGAGTTTCTATATGAAAAAAATCAACGTATATCAGGATTTAACTTTTCTTTTTATTTATTGGATTTTAGATTGGTTATTGAATATTATTCAGAGCCTTATTTCAATGATTCTTATTTGATTAAGGAAAGAATAAACAAACGAGATTATTGTGAGGATGATTTTATTGATTATATAGAATTCACTTATAAAGATAAGAATATTCTTTGGGAGTTACTTTTTCAAAATCTTATACATTTGTCTGATAATAAGCGTTGATATAATTTAATATATAAAACAAATTTTATTTTCCATAATGTCAAAAAATAAAGGAACCTTAGTATCATCACCAATAAGACCACTCTCAAGTGGAATGCAAATACCTACAGCATTTTCAAATGAACTGTTAGGAGGATATCATACAGTTGTAGATATAACTGAAAGAAACAATATATCTTTAGAGAGAAGACAATTCGGTATGCTAGTTTATGTGGTAAATGATAATGATTTTTATCAATTATTACAAGTTAGTAGTGTTAATTTATCAGATAATTCCAATTGGCAACAGATAAACATTTCTGGTGTGCCTACAACTACAGAATGGTTAGATTCGGTAATTGCCCGTTCTACTACACCTCCTTTACTACCTTCGATTTCTGATAGGTATTTAGTTACAGTTGGTACAGGATCTTGGTCAGGTTTGGATGATTTGATTGTGGAATGGGATGGGTCAAATTGGAATCCAACTATACCGTCAGAAGGAACCACTTTGAGGGTGGATAACGAAATTAAGGGTATTTACTCTTATTTAGATATAGGTACTATATCACCACAATGGATATTTCAGGAGTTTGTTTCCGATCCTTTTTTTGTTAAGCATAGTGTCACTGCTAGTGAAACTATAAATGTTGGTACTAATTCACATTATTTAGTATATGGTAATTTAAATGTAGATGGACAGATTAACAATTGGGGTAAAGTAGTAGTTTTGAATGGTACTGTTAGTGGTACTGGAACTGTAAGTAATTTTGGAAGTGGAATTTTACAACAAGCTGAACTTTTAACTGATGTTACTTCTGGTATAGGAATAACAATTTCTTCTCCAACTTTAGGAACAAGAGTAGTTTCGACTAATTTATCTGCTGGTAGTGGAATAACTTTTTCTACCGGAACTGGATCTGAATTGATAATTTCACAAATTCCTCCTACTTTTCCAGGTGGAAGACCTAAATACTTAATACAGGCGGGTGAGACTGTTTCTGTTCCAAATTATGAAGAATATTATATTTATGGTGATTTAGAAGTACAAGGTGTTTTAGATATAGCAACATTTGGAAAAGTGGTTGTTACAAATGGTAATTTGATTTCAGCTTCTGGATCAATTATAAATAATATTGGCAATGTTGAGATTTATGATCTTTTGACAGTAGCTGATGATAATTTAAAGGTTGATATATCTGAAATAAAGTATGGTAAAGAGGGAAGAATTCTTTTTGAAAGCGAATTGAAATATATTCCGATCATTGGCACTTCAGCCAGAGTTGTAACTGAATCTGATGATTTAGTTTATGCTACTTCATCGGCTTATACTACATCAACTACATCAACTACATTTGATAGATATTTAGGATTATCAACTGATGATCCACAAAAGAAATTACATATTGTGAATTCTGGTATCTTGATAGATGGTATTGAATCAGAGCAAGATGAGAGTTTAGGAGATTCTAATTGGGCGAGATTTGTTATTGATACATCTACTTCTAATACTAATACTTTAATGGATTTAAGAAATGATCAAGGAAGGGTACTTTATGTAGATGGTGATATTATTGGTGGATTAAGGCATCCATCAGTTTCAATTGGAAGAACTGCATCTGGTACAATATTTAATGTTTCTGATTATTATGGAAATGATTATTTCTCAATAGGAGCAACTGGCAGTTTAAGTATAGGTACTATATCAAATGATAATACAGTTGATAAAATAATAGGTTGGGATTCATCTACATCAGAAGTGAAATATATTTCTGCTTCATTAGAAGATACTGGATGGGTTGATTTAGAAGGATTTGATTTCTATACAGGAACTGTAGCCAAGCCACAAGTAAGAAGAATAGGTAAAGTTTTACATTTTAGAGGAAAATTATATGTACCGATTGCTGATTCTGTAACTGGAGAGCCTATTAGCTTGGTCAATTCTAATTCCTATTTATCAGTAGCCAGTGCTACTCCTTCTCAAACGGGAACAGGTTCAGTGTCAGTAAATAATTTTGGAAGCTTGACATTTAACCAAGGATCGTCAGTAATACCATCTTCTGTTTTTAGTGGTTCTTTAGATAATGATTATTTTATACAGAATATTGGATTGAGACCTATTAATGTTTCTACAGGATCAACTTGTTTGTCAACTTTTGTTCGTATAATAATTTTGACAAATGGAAGGCTTCTTATACAAACTATTTTTGATAGTGAGGATACTACTGGTACTCCTGCATTATATATCGGAAGTTCACATTTGAGGTTAATCATTTCTAGAGTTAGATCTGGTGAATATTTACCTGCTTATGGTGGTACTCAACCTGGTTCTGGTCTTGCAAATAGAGGAGAGGGAGTAGGTGGATCTAATACTTCTTATATTCACAGTTTTACTCAATCAAATACTTTAACAAATTTACAGGCTGATACTTGGAATGTTACCTATCCTTTTGACTGTGACGCTGGAGATCCTAATTTCTTAGGAGGTTTCTTGTTTGATTTGGACAGTTTAAAGGCATTTATTAATTAAGTGAATTCAATAAATTTTCCAAGTTATCTTTATTGAATCCATGTAGTGGTTTTCCTCCTAGTTTAAGGTATTCTTGATATAATTGGTTGTAATCATCCCAAGTATATAATTGTCCAGTTATTTCTGAATAAATAACTCCTGTATCATTTTGAGTTATGGTTTTATTTTGTAATTTAGTATTACCATAATTTGGACCGACTTGTCCTATAAGTTCTGTACCAGATATTGATTCTTTGAATTGTTTGAAATTTTTAATCATTTTTCAACTGGTATTTTTTCATAGAATTCATCTACTTCTTCTAATGAATAAAAATCTTTATCAAAGTTATAATTTAGTTCATAAAAGAAATTATCCTTTAGCTCTATTTCTTCTCCATTTGATAGTTCAATAAAAGTTTTGTCCAATTCGTAATTATTGTAAATAGATTTAATAGGTAAACTAATTTTACCATTTCTATCTATCAGATTACAAATTATTTTAATATTAGATTCAATTAGTTCTAATATTTTAGTGAAGGTTGAATCTTTTGTCATCATTTTGTAATCTTTGAAATCTTCATCACTTGTTTTATCAAATTCACTTAAAAAACTTTGTTCTCTTTTAGAGATTCTTAGTCCTTTGTTCATTTTATCCAATATTTGATTCAGTCTAGTTTCTTTGAAACTGGACTCATTTATGTTCAAATATTTTAGGAATTTCTTAAATGACATAATATTAGTTTTATTTTCCATTAAGTATATATTAAGGATTGGATTTAAATTTATATATAGAATATAATTAAAAGTTAGAAATGGATCAAAGACTCTTAGACGCACTTAATAATTTATCATTAGCCTTAGAGGAACTTAATGAATCACTCGATAAAACAAAATCAGGTGAGGCAAAAAGTGATGTGGGAACTACTTTACAATCTGGAGATTTTGGTAACACTTTGAAAGAAATAAGTGTTGGTATTAAATCTATCAAAGATGATACTAAAAAGATTTTAGATAATCAACAAACTTTGATTAAAATGCAAAAAGAACAATCATCTTCTGAAACAAAAGTATTTGAAGAATCAGGAGGTGGGAAAACCAAACAAATGATTAAAGACGGAGTAGCAGTTATCGGTTTAATTGCTGGAGCTGTTCTTGCCATTGGGTTGGCTTTTAAAATAATAGGAAATGTTGATTTTGTTTCAGTTATCGCTTTATCCTTATCATTACCTCTCATAGCAAAGGCTTTTGCTATGGTTAGTGAGATAGAAAATTTAGATATTGGAACGATTGGTTTAGTTAGTTTTGCTTTGGTAACAATGTCTTTAGGATTGATGTTATCTTCTCATATTTTATCTGCTGTTGCTCCTGTTGGATTCTTACAATTGATTACTGTTATAGGTATTTCAGCCGCATTTGGAGCAGCTTCTTTAGGTTTAGGTAAATTAATAAATTCTATCGGAAAAATGAATCCTGCTATGGCGATTGCTGCTTCTTTCTTGATGCCGATAGTTTTAGTGGCTTTCAGTTATGCAGTAATGTTATCATCTAATATATTGAATCAAGTTCAGCCTATTGGATTAGCACAGGCTTTCACTACTATACTTATTTCGGTTGCTTTTGGAGCGGCGGCTTTTGGGCTTGGAAAATTAGTAGAGGGTCTTGGTAAGTTGAACCCTGCTATGGCGATAAATGCTGCTTTGATAATGCCAATTGTTTTGGTGGCTTTAAGTGCTGCTATAGTAGCTTCTTCTTATTTATTAAGTGCTGTTCAACCAATTGGGTTTACACAGGCTTTAACAGCAATATTCATTTCAGCTATGTTTGTTGTTTTATCTTATTCTGTTAAGCCTCTTTTAGAGGGAGTTAATGGTGTAAATTATGTAGATATAGAGAAGGGTGTTTTAGTTATTTTGGCATTAGTTACTGCTGTTTCTTTAGCATCTGGAATAATAAATAGTTTATATTCACCAGTTTCTATTGGAACTACTTTTAATATGGCTATATTTTCAATCGGTGTTATGATAAGTACATTGACTTTAGGTTTGGCCGTAAAAGGACTTACTATGTTAGGGATTACTAATCCTGCTACTTTACTCAAAGGTGCTTTTGCGATAGTTGTTTTAGCTGGAGTTATTGCATTGAGCTCTCATGTATTGGGAATGGGTAGTTATGGAAATTATCCCAGTTTAGATTGGGCATTGGGTGTTTCTTTGAGTTTACTTTCATTTGGTATTGGAGTTGCGGCTTTGGGGTTGATTGTAATGTCGGGTATTGGTGCAGTTGCTTTAGTTGCTGGTGCGGCAGCAATAGTTGGCGTTGCTGGAACTATTGTTTTAGTTTCGGGAATATTATCTAAAGGAGTTTATGAAAATTTTCCAAGTTTAGAATGGGCTAAAGGAGTTGGGACTTCCTTACTTATGTTTGCTTCTGCTATAGTAGTTTTGGGTGTTATAAATAGTGTTGGTGGTATTGCTGAAACATTGACTTTTGGAGTAGTAGATAATCCAATCGAATCAGGAATATCGGCTATATTAATGATTGCATCATCTATGGTTTTGGTTGCTAATATATTATCCTCAGGTGATTATTCTAATTATCCAGATTTGTCTTGGTCTTTAGGAGTCGGAACTTCATTGATGGTATTTGCTTCTCAAATGATGTTATTTTCTATGATATCACCTTTTGTTGTACCAGGAATTTTTGTTGTAAATATGTTAGTATCTACAATTTCTCATATTGACAATATTTTTTCAACTGGTGATTTTAATACTTATCCTGGTGAAGATTGGATAGATTCTTCTGTATCGATTTTGGGTAAATTTGCAAATTTATCATATAGATTGAGTGATATGTTACTTCCAATAATACTTGGTAATATTGTATTATTAGACATATCTAGATTAGTTTCTAATGTAGATATATTATTTTCTAAAGGAAACTGGGAAATATTCCCTAAAGATGAATGGACTGAATCTACAATACTTTTATTTGGTGAATATGCTAAACTATCTGTTATGTTAGGAATATTTGCTATTCCTATAAGTATTGGTAATATTATTACCTTGGGTATGGCATCTATGATATCAATTATTGATTTTATTTTCAGTAAAGGAAACTGGGAAACTTATCCAAATAACGAGTGGGTAGATTCTACAATATTTGGTTTAGTCAGTTATGCTAAACTTTCTACTTTTTTAACTATGTCAGCTGGATCAATTATATTCGGTTCATTTATTGGAAATTTATTAGCCTATTCTATATTGAATATAGATAAGATATTTTCACAAGGAAATTGGGATTCTTTACCTGAAAGAAAATGGATAGAAGATTTGGAATATGTTTTTGTTCGTTTTTCTAATTTGATGAATACAGATTTTGATTTAGGATTTTTAGGTTTTGGATTATTCACAGGTACTTATAAATTAGAAAAAATGGCTAATACTATATTAGATATCGATAAGATATTTTCACAAGGTAATTTCAATAATTTCCCTACTAAGAATTGGATCGATGGTATATTCGAATCATTGTTAAGTTTAAATAAATGGTTATCTAAGATGTCAGATGATGATTTAGATATGAAATCTGGTATTCTTGATAAAAGTTCGGTTAGTTTGATGGTTGGTAATATAACTAGTTTGGCTATGGGTTTTGATATGTTATCTAATTCAATATCCAAGTTCTCTCAGTCAGTTAATGGTATAAACTTAGAAAATATTGAAGCTATTAAGTCTATGACATCAAATGTTATTCTACTTTCTTTGATGGATCCTGATATGTTTGAAGAAGTCATGGAAAAATTAGAAGAAAAGGGTGGAGTTTTTCGTGACCTGGTAAATAATTTTGAAGAACAGAAAAAAGGAGGAGGAATCAGTATAGGTTCTGCTGTTTCTGGTGGTTCACCGAAAGCTGATCCAAATTTAACTCAATTACAAGAAATGAACAAAAAATTAGACACAATGACTGCTGTTCTTTCTAATATATCAAATGTTGTTTCTGGTGATTTAAGAACTTATCTTTTGGAAAATCAAAATAACTCACAGAATATACAAACAACCTCAAGGTCTGATAAAAGATTAAAGAATATAATCAGAAAAGTAGGTGTATCAGAATTAGGAATTAATATTTATGAGTTCACATATAAGTTCAATAGTCATCAAATTTATCAAGGTGTAATAGCTCAAGAGTTGATAGGAACTGAATTTGAATCAGCTCTTGTTACAGATAAGAATGGTTACTATTCTGTTGATTACACTAAATTAGATGTTGACTTTAAAAAATTAAACAAACTTAAATAATTTCATATATATTTTATGAGCATAGTTAAAGATTTGCGATTATATTTTTCGTATAAAAGTATCATAAAGAAAAATCGAGTTAGGTTAGAATCCGATTTCAATATAAGGATTGATGGTGCTGATAGATTATATACGGTTATTAATGTTCCACCTGATTTAATTGGTGAAGCTTATGATTTGAAAAAATCAGATATTGATCGAATATCTGAATCGTATATAAAGGATTATCTTTCTAAAATTGGAAGATATCTGAATAGTATTGGTTTGGCTGAATTATATGATTTTTATGAGCCTATAAAAAAAGTCGATAAATTATCTTATCTTATTGTTTTAGGATTTAAACCATTGAATTCTGTTGAGATAAATACGATTATTTATAGAATATTATTACCAATAATTGGAATTTCTATTATAATAGGATTATTTGTATTTCTGTAATAAACAAATATACATTTTTATTTTATAATAAAAAAATAATTTTAATTATGAGTAAATTTTATGAAATTTCCGAGGATACCATTGAGACGTTCAATGAAGTATTTCTAACAAAATCATTTCCTATTAAAGTAGATTTTCAATTTATAGGAGCCGAAAAACAAAAACAATTAATCAAGATTGCGAAGTTACCAGATCAGTATTCTTTTCTTTTGAATAAGGAACTTTTAGTAACTATTAATGAAGATTTATTGAATGTTTTTGATGAAGAGTCTATCAAGATATTGATAGAACAAGAATTAGATAAGGTTTCTATTGATATAGATAGTGGTAAAATTAAAATGATAAGACCAGATTTAACAACTTTTGCTTCTATCATAAACAAATATGGAATTGAAAAAGTGAGTAGAGCTAATCAAGTTGAAGAATTGTATCATCAGCAGAAATCTGACGGAGCTGAAGAATTAATTTTCTAAAATAAAAAATAAAAAAAAAGATATGAATCAAAAATACTATGAAGCTTTGAAATTAAGATTTGAAGCTAAAATGAAAGAAGCCGAGGCTAATCTAAGCATTTATCTATCTACCGATAATTTGGCTGCTATCGGAGAACATTCAGATTTAATGGAAGAACAAGAGAAATGGATTGAAGTTTGGGTAGATTCCAAAGATAAACTCGAATCTTTAAAAGAGTTAAAAAAAATAATATAATAATATGAGTAATGATAAAAAATTCGAAAGTTTAACTGTAAAACCAGATGTAAATTTCTTTGAAAATGAAGAAATGTTTAGAGTCTTAGACTTTGATGTTGAAGCTAACTTGGATTCTAAGGTAGAATCTGTTGAAAATTACATGATGGAAAATACAGGTGAAGGAAAAACTGAGCAAGAGAAAGATTCTCTTTATGCAAATGCTCAACAACTATATCTTGAATATAAAAATGAATTAAGAGAAGCTAAATTCAATTTTTTCTTTAATCGACCACAATATAACTTATTGACTGATTTACTATTGAAAAAATTGGAGTATGATGTTAATACCTTATTCATAGCTTTGGAACTTAATGAAATGTTAAATTCAATTCATGGAACTAAATTTAAAAATGATAACGATTTAGCTGAAATTAAACTAACAGCAACTGAATTAACTTATGTTTATCATTTGATACAAACACATAAAGTTAAAGGTTTGACTCAACAAGCTTTTACTTTCGCTTCTCTTTTGACTAGAATTGGAGACGCATCAAAAATCATAAACTATTATGATGCGAAGGCAAAAACTTTAGTTGAAGAGATTCAAAAATGGGCTTTGTCATTAGATGGTGGTCAACTATTGATGTCAGAAGTTTTACCAAGTCAAGAAACCAATGAAGGATAACATAAAAGACTTAGTTAGTAGAATTAAAGGATTGAGGCGATTGAGAAATGCCTCAATCCGATATTCTGAATATATTTCGGGATCCTTGGATAAAAGCATTTCTTACTCTGATTATTTATCAGATTTGAGTGATTCTTATGGTCCTGATGCAATATCCTATTCAAGTTATTTATCAGAAAATGTTGAAAAATCAACTAAGTGATTAAAATTTTCTTTTATTTTCTGAGGTAGGTTTTTGTGTTTTGTTTTTGCAAAATCTCTTAAAGCTTTTTTACCTTTCTTTTTTCCTTTTTTCATAAAGGATTTAGCTACTTTTTTTATTTCTTCTGGAACATCTTTAGTTTGTCCTGTTGCGTAAGCATAGGCTGCTCCCATAAGTCTTTGTTGTGATTTAGATTTAGAAGGCATATAATTTGAGATATTTTTTATTATATATTAAATTGGACAATGTGATGCGGAGTAAATGAATTTCCAATTTCTTTTAATATTCAATCCTAATGATTCTGCTGTTGTTATAATATCCTCTAAACACTCAGAATCTGATCCTCCAACGATTTCAATATTTTCACCTTTTAATTTTTGAAAAATTTCATAAAGTTTTTTTGGTAAATGGAACCATTTATGATTATTGCCAATATAAACTATTATAGTTCCTTCTTTTGTTGGAAAGAATTCACCTTTTTTCAATAAATTTTTATTTTCTTTTTCTTTTATGTTGTTATAAACTTTTTTATCCAGTATTTTTTTATAGAAATCGGCATTAACATCATAATTGTATCTTTTTTCAATTAGTTCTTTTTGATTTGTAAAGTGATATAGATCATCATGGATAGGTATTTCGGGTTCTTCGTGATAAAGGTAATCTTTATCTACATTCTTACCTTCTACGTGGTTGTCCCAAATTTGATAAACATTTTCAAAGTTATTACAATGCTTCTTTAATTCGTTTAAATAAAGTTCTGTAAAGAATTTAGAGAATGACTTTTGTACATCAACAATTATAAGTGAAGTTTTAATATTGTGACTTTCAAATGTTTTAAGATATTTCATACTATTATATATTTAAAAACCCACTAAAAATTAGTGGGTTTTTAAATAATTTAAAATTTTGTTTTGATTAAAGTGGAAGTTCTTCTTCTCCTTCTTCACCTTCTGTTTCTTCTCCTTCTATTTCCTCGAATTCTCCTTGTCCCTGAGCTTGTCCTTGCATCTGAGTTTGTCCCTGAGCTTGTCCTTGCATCTGAGCTTGTCCCTGAGCTTGTCCTTGCATCTGAGCTTGTCCCTGAGCTTGTCCTTGTCCTTGAGCTTGTCCTTGCATCTGAGATTGTCCTTGCATCTGAGTTTGTCCTTGAGATTGTCCTTGCATTTGAGGTTCTTCTTGCATCTGTCCCTGTCCTTGCATTTGACCTTGTGGTTGTGCTTCCACTTGAATCTGTGCTTGTTGACCTTGAGGTTGAGTCTGTACTTCTCCTTGTCCTTGTGCATCACCAGTTAAAGCTCCTGCTGGAATTTGATCAACATTTAAGAAGTTCTGTGTTATATATTTTACAACTTCTTCAGCTATATCAACATCACCAAAGAATTGTCTTAGGTTTTTACCAGTGTTGTCTTTCACTTTCTTAACATAAGCGTTAATCATTGATTGTGGTATGTCAATCATTGTTCTCACCTTATAGATGTCGTTAACTTGTAGAACAGATTCTTTAATGATCTCTTCTTTTCTTTTTTTGGTTTGATAGTTTCCAAATTTTCTAATATGTTTCATATTAATAGATAATTTTTTATATACTATATATTAGTTAAAAAAACTCACTTTTTACCGAGTTCCGAAGAATATTCCAAGAACAATTGCTGCTGCTGTGGCAACTCCTGTTGTTGTCCATCCTATTATTTTTTGGGTATTTGATTTATTGAGATCTTTTTTTAATCCTTCGATAATCTCATCTTTATTTTCTATTTGTTGATTTGTTAAATCTAATTCTAAAATCTTTGAGGCAACTTGTTGTTTAAGATTGTTTATCTGTGACTTTTGATTATTTAGTTGTTGATTCAAATTTTCAATTTTTACTTCCTGTATATGTATTTTTCTATCTTGTTCATCAATAACAGCGACAAAATATGAATCTAAAGAATCACATTTCATGCCTTTTTTCTCAAAAAGTTCTAATAGATCAGTGTTGTTATCTAATATTTGAAGTTGTTTTACTGTTATTATTACTCCTATTGTATCACCATTTTGTACAAAGTATTCTGGTAAATTTTCTTTATTGAAAACAACTGATTCTGTATTTGTTTCAGTAGATATTGTATCTATTTCTTGTGAGAAAACATTTATTGTGATAAAGAGTGATAAGATTAAAAAAATTGTTCTCATTTTGTTATTTTGTTTTTTCTTTGATTGAATCTAATAAAGATTTTCCAGTTCTATTTGGTGGATTTTTTTTAAATTCTTCAATATCTTTATTTAATTTTTCTTTTTCTGATAAGGCATCTTTCAATTCTTTGTTTTTTCTCATCAGGTTTTTATCAACTTGTATCAATCTAAGGTTCAATTCTTCGTATTCTGATTCAAGTTTTACTAGTTTGATAGAATCTTTTTCAAATTTCATAAGAAGTGTTTCATATTCTTTTCTTATCTTGTTTTTCTCTTTTTCAATTAATCTATTTTCTTTTTCAAGTTCTTTTCTTTGTTCTTTGTGAGTATTTCCATCTAACATTGCTTTTGTATAGAAAACTCCACATACTATAAATAGTATAATAATAATAACTGATTTTAGATCTAATCTAGCGACGAATGTTGTTCCGAACTCTTTTAGGTTTTCTTTCATGATTTTTAATAATTTTTTGATTTAGTATTCAAAAAAATAACTATATTTGTAAATATATATCAAAAATAAAACTCCCTAATGATTAAAAGAATTGTATCATATGACTTTGATGGAACTTTATGTTTCACACCTGAACCTATTGAAGGTGAAAAAGTTTGGAAAAAAGAAACTGGAACCGATTGGCCTTATACTGGTTGGTGGTCAAAAAAAGAAACATTGGATTTGAATATTTTTGATATTCCTGTTAATCAATTTGTTTATAGGAAATATCTTGATGATATGGCTCGTAAAGAGGAAAAGAATGATACTTTTGTATTGTTGGCAACTGGTAGACTTGAAAGATTAAGAAAAGAAGTTGAAAAAGTTCTGAATCATCATAACTTATCATTTGATAAGGTTTCTCTTAATACAGGTGGAGATACTTATACATTCAAGAAAAGACTTTTTGAGGATTTGATTAAAGAATATAATCCTGAGGTTTTTGTTATGTATGATGATAGGCATGAGCATTTGGTAAAATTTGAAGAATGGGCGAAAACACAACCTTGTCGTGTAGAAATCATAGATGTTACTAAGAGTAATAAAACACCAAAAATTATAAATTAAAAATATGAGTACAATAACAGAAAAAAAATCAAAATCAAAAGTAGATGAAATACTTTCAAAGCCATTTAAGTTGATTCTTCACAACGATGATTATAATTCCTTCGAATGGGTAATAACTTGTTTGATTAAAGTTTGTGGACATGATCATCAACAAGCTGAGCAGTGTGCTCATATAGTTCATTTTAACGGTGAATGTGATGTTAAAAGAGGTGATTATGAGAAACTATCTGTGATGAAGGAGAAATTACAGAATGCTGGTTTGTCAGTTACTATAGAATCAAATTAGTAAAGTATATCAAGAAATAGACTGAACCTCACATTACATATACATCTTGTTATATTCAGTAATTTTTAAATTATTTTCAAAAAATCGTTTTTTTTTTTTATTAATATATAGAATATAAATATTATCAGAAGAAATGAAAAATGTAAAACTATATAAAGTGGATACGTATTAATTTTTTTATTACACATAACGTTCCGATTATTTGCGTTCGGTGGGGCGTTACACCACCAATGATTATTATATGAGTAAAGAAATGAGAAGGTTAATAGTTACTTTTAATAAGTTTGTTATTAAAGAAAAGTCTAATAATATTAAAAAATAGTTTCAAAATATGATGCTCCGTATGGAATTATTTTTGATGGGGAAAACAAAATATTAGTTGGTGATATGCACCAAACACCAGTTGAATTATCTAAAAAACTTGAAAATAAAGTAGTTAATGTTGCAAACAAATATGGTTATTATGGTGAAGGTATTGGTTTGGAACATAACGAAGCAATCACCAAATCATCTTTTTATGAAAGATTAGACCCCAAAAAACATTATGGTTCTTGGGATAGAAAATTAATTGAAAGTGGTGAAGTACCTGAAGATAAAAAATATTTTTTTTTGTATGCTTTGTTTTCAAATCCAAAAGAAAATCATAGATTAGAAAAATTATTGGAAAATACGGAAGAAGAAGATACAATTTTTTATGTCTTACTAAAAACTATACCCGATTGGTCAGCAGATATGGGTAAATTTAGTTTAGGACAAAAAGAACTAAATAAATTTCTTAAAGAAATAAGTGAAAATGGAATTGATTTTATTCAAATGTCACAACAAAAAGCAGATGAAAAATCATTATCAGAATTTTTAGATTTAGGAGAAAAATTACAATGGCCTGAAAAAAATTGGCAAGATTATCCAAATATGGCAGGTAAATTTGCAAGAGTGGCGACAACCATTAGAGACCAATTTTTAATTAATGCTGGACCTGGGGTTTATTTTGTCGGTGCGGGACATCTTAAAGATATTGTAAAAATGGGCAAAGAAAAAAAATTATCTTTAATAGGGGGCGAAAAAATCATGTAAAAAATATTGTGTATAACGTCCGATGATAAACAATCGCTTTAATGTTGTTTATCATTTGTTATATTCAGTTAAATTTTTTCAATTATTTCAAAAAACCGTTTTCTTTATTAATATATAAAAGAAAAATAATATTAAAACTATGAAACATATAAAAAAATATGAAACTTTTCTAGAAAAAAAATGGATACTAGGAATAAATGAAAACATTTTTGATAAAATTGAATCACTAGTTAAGGGAAAATCAGACTCTGGTAAAATTATATCCGAATTCTTAACTAAGAACGGAATTAAAGAAACTGGGACTGCATATTCAATTCTCTATTTGGGCGGTGCTAATCCAGGCAAATCCGAATTAAGTCACCCATTTGATTATTTACATTATACACCAGGTATCGCTAAGATTACAGAAGATGGTGTTTTAGTATTAAATGATGAAAAATCTAAATCATTAAAAACACCAGATACATTATCATTTCTAGCAATTATTGAAAAAGATGATATTGTTAAAAATTGGACATTTGGATTAAAACAAGGGTGTAGTGTAAATAAAAATGATTATACTTTTGATTTAACAAAGGATATTTCAACTCTAACTTTTAAAAAATCTATGTGGTCAATGTTGAAACAAACTTGGATTAAAGGAGAAGATGAAGTTGTAGAACTTGATAATGATATTACTGAACTTAAAGAGGAAGATACTATATCCTTCAAAACCCCTATGAATATGATAACTCTACAACAATGGGTTGATAAGTTGAATGAGACAGGATGGGTTAAAGAAAATAGTAAATATTTTAAAGAATATATAAAGTAGGCAATAATCCACAAATAAAAAACACCAATTCGTTAAGTGAAATTGATTATTTTATATCCACAATTGGAAAACGAAACAGAACTTAACGGTTGAGAATATGTGTTCGTTTTAATGACACATATTCTTTGTTATATTTAGTATCAAAAATTTTATACAAATGAAAAAATGTAAATGTATTAAAGAATCTTCTTGGTTTTTAATTGATGATTCCTTCGATAAGAATTCTAAATTAAATGGTGGTGGATTTTCTTTTCAAGTAGGTAGTGAATATGATTATTTTGAAGAAGATACACCATTTGGAAATGGTATGTCGGTTATCCATCCTAAACATGGGAAAGAAAATCCTACTGGTTTTGATGAAAGAAGATTCTACGAACACTTTGAAATAATAAACTCATAAAATTTTTGATATTGAACCTAACGATACTCAGATATATTTAGGTTTTCTTTTTAATGTAGTGTGAGATTTGAAACACTACCTGTCAATATACCAACAAACTCTATTAGAAGCACTTACCTTCAATTAACCACCGAATCTCACATTACATATACACCTTGTTATGTGTAGGTGTGATTATTTACCACCAAACTCTATTCGGAGAACTGAAAGAAAATTTTAGAAAAAAGAAGGGAGGGAAATTTAATTCAGAATATTTTATATATATCATCTATGATACTCAAATTTAATCAGTTTATAACTGAAAGACTTTCCTATTCTGAAGATGTTGAGATGATCTCAAAGATTATAATTGAATACTTATATGGTAAAGAAAACTGGGAATCAGAAGAAGTGATAAAAATAGATAATTCGGTTATAAATGAAGTAAGAATACAATTCATAGATAATTTAAGTAAGTTAGGAAAAAAATCATCATTTAATCCAAATAAATCAGATTATAATAATCGTATGATATTTTTAGAATTTGATCCAGATGAAATCACCGAAGGATTGTTAAATCATGAAGTATTTCATGGGTGGGAATGGATTCGAAATGAAGGAAAACATTTAACTAATTCTTTTCAATTCGCAATTATTCAATTAAATAATTACTTTGAAGAAGATGAAAACATATCTGAAATTATTCAACTATTTTATTTAATGTCAGATGCTGAAATTAGATCTCATTTAAATAGTGATATATTTGAATTTAAAAGATGGAAAGAGGATAAAAATACCACTTCGATGGAAGAAATAGATTTATTAATAGAGGAAACAGATACATTTCAAAATTATCAATTTGTGAAAAAATTTAATCTAAACGAATATTTAAATAAATTGAGTACTGAGAAATTAGATGAATTTATATCAGCAGTTGAACAAATGAAGTATATGAAAGATGGTGAAGAGTCTGAAATTATGGTGAAGAGATTTTCTGATTTAGAGAGAAGTAAATTTATACAAAAGTTAAATATTATACACAAACAACAAAGTGAAAAAATTACTAAATATTTAGGAAAATTAATATTATATTTCAGAAACTCTTAAATTTTTTTTAGAAAAAATTTATTTGATACATTTTTAATTACTATATTTGCGTATATAATAAAAATAAAATGGAAAATCTCAAACAAGAAAATAACTACGAAAAATTTGTTATCAGACAGAAGGTGGTTGGGTATTAAAAGAAGGCGTGGCTAAAAAGGAAGAGATAAGTTTTTTTGTTGTTAGTCCTGATGGTAAAGAACTTACTTGTTTAGATGGTTCAAATATATTCTCTTCTGTTGATAAATCTGATTTGTTAGAATCGTTTAATATGAGGTTTAAAACAAACTGTGTTAGTGTAGAAAGACCAAATGTTTTTGAATAAGAAAATAATTGAAAAATAATTCAATATAACGGTTGCAAATATGAGAAGTAAATTTTTTCCATAAAAAAATAGAAAAATCAAAATTTATTTCTTATATTTGTTGTTATATTTAGTAAAAATTAATTTATACATATGAAATACGAAGCACTTAAAAAAGAATATTATGCAGTTTATGAAAAAGAACCAAGACACCAGAATGAAAAGAATGGTGTGATACTTGCACCATATAACACGAAAGAAGAAGCTGAACAAGCGAGAATTAAATATGGTTATAGTGATGATAACTACTATGTTGATAAACTCATAAATTAATTTTTATTGAATATAACGATACTCAGATATATTTAGGTTTTCTTTTTAATATATACTAAAAACAATTTATGAAAGATAATAAACACATAAAAAGTTTCAACGATCATCAAGAAAACTTGAATATATCTGATGTTAGTGGTAGTGAAATATTAAAATATCTTGATGATAAATATCATGTAAAAGATAATCTAATGATTGTTGGTAGATTTGATAAGAACAAAAAATATAATTATATTCAATTGTCTAATGAAATATCAAAGGTATTTGGTTTGTCAACACAACAATCATTAGATTTAGTAGAAAAGTGGAAAGATATTAGATTTGAGAAAATTATGAAAAATAGATTTTAATATTTAATTATCACTAACGTCCGATGATAAACAATCGTTTTAATGTTGTTTATCATTTGTTATGTGTAGGTGTGGATTATTTACTACTAAACTTCAATCGGAGAACTGAACAAAAATTTTAAAACAAAAAGAAGGGTGGGTTTTTTAATCTTACTATTTATATATAAAAGAAAATGATGAAAGATTTGAGACAGTTTATTAAAACAACCATACGTGAGTTTTTGAATGAAGCATACATTGATGAGGATGGTAATTTAAAAGACTTTAATGATAAAATATTCTATGATTTTGATAAAATTAAAAAGTTTGTAGATTGGTTTCAAAGTGAATATAGTGATTATACTCATAAACAGGGTTGGTCTATATTCGATTCTGATACAGAAGCACCTAATGAAAAATATCATAGTGAAAGAACTTTTAATGGTAAAAAATTGAATGGATATTATTGGCAAGTTCAAAGATTAGATTCACCAAGTGATGACGAAGCATTATTTGGGAAATTACCAAATGATTATAAGGCTGATGATTTAGCAAGAAAGTTAGGTTTAATGGTTGATGAATACGGTGTGGTTTATGGTTGGGATGGACAATCTTTTTTATAGTGTGTGGGATTTTTCTTTTAAAATTTTCAACCGAAATATTGATTAGAACGATGAATGGAACACTTACACATAACGGATGGGTGTATATGTAGGTTTTTTAACTTTAAAATTTAATATATACTTATGAACTGAATAAAAAACTTACATATACACCTTGTTATGTGTTAGTAAAAAATAAAAGGAAAAAGAATATGAAAAGATTAAAATACATTAAAAGATTCAATGAATCAAATGAAATGGATATTGAAATTGAATTAATTGGTCCTGATATAGATGATATTTTAGATGCAATTAACTTCATAAACAATAACTATGATGTGAGTGTAAATCCAACAGATTTTCAAGAAGGTTCTGATATGCCTTATGCTCATAAAAGAAATCAAAATTATTCAATTTTTGTTAAGTTAAATCCTAGTGGTGATGAAAAAAGTCATATCAGATTTATTAATGATTTGTTGGATGAAAACGGATTCTCTTGTAGGTTGTATATGATTTAATGATATTATTTATTTTCTTATTACACATAACGATACTCAGATATATTTAGGTTTTCATTTTTAATATATAAACAAAAATAATTTAACAACATGAAAAGTTCAAATAATGTAAAAAGTTTCAAAGAGTTCAATGAAAACTTGAATATATCTGATGTTAGTGATAGTTTTTTGTCACCCGAAGAATTTTTAATTGATTGGGAAGGTAAAGATGATTCAACACACCCCAATCAAGATATTAGAGACGAATGGACTAAAAGAATTAATCAATTAAAAATTTATTCAAAAATGGTTCTTGATAACACTTTAAAAAATTATCACTAACTATATTATATATGTAATGACCTATAAATAATTGATTATGAATGAAAAGGGTAAGTCAACTTTAAAGATTTGTGAACAAAAACTTAATTATCTAAATTATTCTAAAAGAACGATTGATAATTATTTATCACATATTAATAGATTTTTAAAATCACAAAATAAATCATGTTTGCATTTATCATCTAATGATTTTCAGTCATATTTAGATAATTACAAATTTACTTCTATATCGCAACAAAACCAAGTTATTAATTCTATTCGATTTCTTTATAAAGAAGTTCTCGGTAAAAAGTATGATAAAGTCTCTTTCAAAAGACCTAAATCTGAAAAGAAACTTCCACAGGTTATAGATGGTGATTATATAAAATCACAATTATCTAAAATTGATAATCTTAAACATAAGGCAATCCTCACACTAACATACTCGGTTGGATTAAGGGTTTCTGAAATAACCAATCTTAAAATTGAAGACATTGATTCAAAAAGAATGATCATTCATATAAAAAATGCAAAAGGAAAGAAAGATAGGATTGTTCCACTTTCTGAAAATGTTTTAAATTTGCTTAGATATTATTGGAAACAATATAAACCAAAAGAATACCTTTTCAATGGATTATCCGGTAGATATTCAATTCAATCCTGTCAGAAAATATACAAAAAATATATTGATGAAAAATCATCATTTCATACATTAAGACATTCTTCATTTACTAATTTACTTGAGTCAGGAACAGATTTGCGGATAATACAGAAAATAGCAGGTCATTCAAGCTCAAAAACAACCGAAATATATACTCACGTTTCAAATCAAATTTTAAGGAAAGTTAAATTACCCATCTAATCCCCAAGATTTTCTAGCTTCTACCATCCTTCTATTATAAGAGATTTTATTTCTTCTTATATCCAGTAATTGTTTATAATCAACTCCTTCTTCATATGATATTTTATTTAAAATATCATCAACTTTATTTCTTATCTGTATATCTTCTAAATTATCAAAATAATCATCTACCATCCCTCTGAAATCATTCTTACCAAAAATAGATGTTAGGTTAACCAAAGTCATAACCGTATCATCATTTTTATTACCATCAGCTTTATAAGTAATATTTCCAGTTCTTGTTGTATGTTTTATAAATGTTGTCATTTCATCTATATTTTCGTTATTATAAATAATAATTGATCTATCTTGCATTTTTTCTTGGTAATCTTTCACCATTAGGTTTTTATTCTCACCAACTTTTAATCCTATTTTTTCATCTAACGCATCTACTCTGTGTTTAAATCTAAAGAATATAGATGATCCATAGTTGTTATTTCCTTCAAATACATTCGGTAAGTGAGCAAGTAACTCATATCCGTATGTATTGACTTCTAATACAGCTTTTAAATTATCTGTATCAAAATGATCAAAAGCTAAAACATAAAGTAATTCTGATAATTCATTGACGGATATAAGATTGCTTCTATACATTCCTATTTGTTCAAGTTGAATAAAGTCAAGTATGTTTCTATAATTCTTATTTTGTCTTTCTATTAGATCTATCGGCTTTGATTTTAATTTGAAAATATTTATCACCGTATAGTCCTGTCCTAATCCTTCAGATACATCTATACTTAATAGTATCCGATAATTTTTTCTTATTTGTGGATTATAAATTTCTTTATTCGGATGCCATTTTAGATCTTTGTAAGAGAATTTAAGTTTTTCTTCTATTTCAGGAATTTCCTGCCATTCAAATAATGTTTTTCTATCAGTTAATTCTTTTATTAATCCATCATCTAATAATGATCTAGATGAGTTAATAAACTTCAAGTCAAATTCTTGGTTAAAAGCTTCTTCACCACCAATATCTTTGATTGTTTGTTTTTTCCAAGTTGTTATTTCAGCAATTTCTGGTAATTTAATATCATTTATTGTTTCTTTAATGATATCTTCTTCCTGACAATCATCAGAATTAAAAACATGAACAACCCACTTATTTAACTCGTCATCAAATCTCAGCTCTGATTTATTTTTTGGAAAAGATTCTTTAATCCTACTTAAAACATCTTCTGGTTTGACATTGTAGTGATCTAATTTCTTTTGATTCAATCTTATGTATGTCACGAATCTTTTCGGAACTTGCCACCAATAAACTCTTTTTGCCACATAAGATGATTTTTCGCCTTCAGGCTTTTCAGCTTCTATTAAAAGTTTGTGAAATAAATTAAATCCGTTTGGAGTAGAGGTTATTATAATTTTAGAATTATCGATGTTGGCAATAGTAGGAAACACCGATTTGTAGAATTTATCTGCAATATTATCTGGTAGATAAGCAAACTCATCTAAATATAAAAAGTCAGCAGATTGACCGATAGAAGCGGTTTTTGTTGTTGCAAATCCTTTTATACGACTTTTATTTTCAAATGACATGAATTTCTCATTCCACTTTTTAATACCTTGTTGTAAGAAAAATGGAAGTCTTTGGTATATTTCTTTCATTTTATCAAGGATCTCAGTTGCTGTATCCAACTTATTTGCTGTTACAAGAACGTTTTTGTTATTATTAAAAAGAACAAAATGTAATATGGTTATTGCTGATGTGATAGTATTATGTGATAAAATACCATTTGTATAATATCTATGATTTGGATGATCAATAGATAAATCAAACATAGATAGTTTATGATTTGTTTTTTCTATCATTTTAACTTTTGATATTCCTTGATCAGTTTGTATGTAATCGCCTATTTTTAAATCTTTTATGTATATTTGATTAAAGTCCACATCAAATAAAATGTGATTATCAGCACCGTTAAGAAATAGTCCATTTTCTAGTTTTAAATTATATTCACTATAAGGTTGTGTTATATGTATTTGCGGAGCTATTTCATAACCAGTGTCTGTTTTCACTGATAAGTTGCAACTTATTGTATTCAATATCTTTTTGGATATATCATGTTCATTCAAATCTAAATTTCTGTATTCGAAAACTTCTATATACTCAATTAATTTTTTTATTAAATATATTATGATAAGAGTAAAAAATCTAAACATTTTTGTATTGTTTCTTTTTTATTCTTACGATATTCAGAATCCCATATTACTAGAACTTCAAATCCGTGAGATTTTGCTACATCTAACTTTATTTTATCTTTTTCCCAAATTTCTTCCGATTTTCTTCCCTTTCTGAAAGGATGTGGATAATCATCACTTTTAAAAATATTTGGATTGGCATGATACTGATCACCATTATATTCAATTATCTTTTTATTTTTAAGATAAACAAAATCATACATCCAGATACCACCACCATTCTTAGGTAGTCTAAATTCACCACCATTTGTAGCATATAGAGAATCTTTTTTGTTTATACTAATGGAATCAAATAGTTGCTGGCTACTTTTTGAGTATCCTTGTTTAAGATTTCCATTTTTAAGTAAAGAATTTTGCCATTTAATCTGCCTTTCTGTAAAAATTCTTTCACCATCCTCAGTTCCATATTTTTCTATACACTTATCTAAGTTAAATGTAGTTTGTCTTTCTCTTCTTTTTTCAATTGATTCATCTTCTGTAAATCCTTTATCTATCCAATATTCTAATTTTGTAGGATTTGGTTTTTCTTCGTTAACTGATTTTATAAAATTTAATCTTTCTTCATCAGATTCATAATTTTTGAATTCTTTTGAAAACGGACTTCTACTTTTTCTTTCTTCAGATGTAGTATTTGACTTGTGATTAGGATTTTTTTCACCAGAGAACATATCAGAGAACATCTTTTTATATTTTTCTTCTTTCATGTGTTTTCCGGAGTTTTTAGTAGTTTGTTTTAAATCTGATTTACACATTAATGGTGATCCCGGAAAAAGTTTTTTATATTCTTTTGATGACATTCCATTGTGCTTATGTTTTAAGTGTTTACCATATATCCTTTTGCATTTTTCACCACAAATTCTACAAGTTATTAAGTTATCTATTTCTTCCATATTTTATATATTATTTATGGCTTCTCACCAATTAGGTAAAGTATATCATATAGTTTTATTTTTATTCTTTCTAATAAAGTTAGATCTCTTTCCAATGATGTTAGAAAATAGTATAATCTACCAATACGAGTGTGTATTTCTATATCATTATCCTTCAGAATAATTTCCGTATTAAATGATATACATTTTCCGGTCTGACGGCTGGCCATTAGTATATTGAATCTGTTGTTAAAAAAATTATCTAAAATTTCTTCTTGATAATCTCTTAATTTAATTTTTACTGGAGATCCTTTTTCTCCCTTTACCCAACAATAATTCTCAGCGAAATAATGAATATCCATTTTACATTTAATGTATTCATCGATTTCATGTGGAGTCATTTTAAATGAAAGTCCAGATTTTCTCAATCCTATTACCTTTTCATGAAAGGGATTTTCGACATTTTTCAATATCTCACCCATGTTCAACATTTCTATCTTTTCATTTACTAATTTAGTTGTCCATATTATTTGTTTCGACATAAACTTTGATTATTTTTCTTGATTCTTTCAAGTGTTTCTTTATTAACTTGTTGACCAAGTGAGATCTATTGATAGAATTTTCTTCACAGAACTTTTTCAAATCATTTGAAACTTCTTTATCCAGCGAGAATCCTATATTTTCTTTGTTTAATCCCATAATGTATATATAATTAAGTAAAAATGGTATTTTTCAGTTTAATATATATAAGTAAATAAATTTAATCTTATGACTAAAAAAGAAAAAGAAATGAATAGATTGACAGATGAGTTTGATCTTATACAAGAAGACACCTCTGATTTTGATATAAGCCAGCACTTAGCAACAATGGATGATCTTCCCGACTTAGGACAGATAGAGTTATATGATTATGATGCGGATATTAAAACAGCTTCTAAAAAAGGTAATGAGGTATTAGAATCATTAGTTGATCTTTACTTGGGAGAGTTTCCGGAGTTGAAAAATAATCAATATATTAGAAATAAGATGAAGGAAGATGCTTTGGTTTATGCTGAAACACTTTTCTTACAGAAAATGACAAGAAAAAACTTTTTATCACAATTAAGACAAGTTGATAATGGTGATAATTCAGCAAGAATGCACGAAGTTATAAATCAAACTATTAAGGAAGTAAGAGAAAACTCTAAATTTGCTTCAACAATGAGAAGTGATCTTGAGAAATTCTATAAAGAGTTGAGAACAGATATAACTGAAGGAATTGTTTCAAAAGGAGATAAAACAAAAGAAGATGATTTTGATGGTGAGATAGTAAATACTTCTCAATTGAATGATCTTATTAATGAAGCAATAATGAAGAAAAGGGATTAATCTAAAAATTTGAAATTTTCAAAAGTTTTTATAACATTTGAAAACTCTAAAGGAATCAAAGTTTCTTCAAATTTATTTGACTTATTGTGTGTGTAAAATTTACATACAACTAAATTTTCTGCATTTCTTATTTTATCTTTAACGATCATTTTAACCTCTTTTTCACTTTTTAAAAGTAAGTTTTCCAATAATGTGTTTATGTTCTTAGTTAATTCTATTGATTTCTTATCATCGTCATAAAAATAAACCTTTTCATAATCAGTTATTTCCTCTGATGTTATTTTATCATTTTGGGTTTTAAGTCCTATTAGGTGTTGTAATAGTAATTTAACTTTCTTGTAAGCAATATCATCTTTATCCTTATTATAAAATGTTTCAGATAGAAAATAATAATCTTTAACTTTTAATCCTATTGATATAAGTTCCTCTTCAATTTTATCTAAGTGTTTTTGATAGTATTTCTTTTTATTCTTACCGCATATTATGTAAATATCATCATCGGTATTTATTATGTTATTAAACACTTCCATATCAATCTCAGAATCAATCTTTTCAATTATTGATGGATTCAAATATTCTTGCATTGAAATAGCAAGATTTGATATGTCTTGTTTATATTTTTTTGATTTTATTTTTAGTTTATTCATAAAATCATTTGGTAGCCAAAAATTTTCACCATTAAATGATATTTTATTATTATGGCTTCTGAATATTCCTGACTTGAATGATTTAAATTGATATGGTTCAATTTTCATTATAGGAATGTTTGGATTATCTTTTGATACAATCCAAGGTTTAGTTTTCATATCCAATATTATATCTAAATCTATAAAATGTGCAGATCTCATACTACTATATATAAAAAAACCCACTTAATTAAGTGGGTTTTTAGTTTTTAAGCTATTTCTTTTTCTAAGGCAAAATTATAAAGTGTTGCCAAGTTAAGATATTTGATAAATCCTTCTCTTATGTCTTTGAATGTTTTTGATTTTTTTATAATAGAATAAACTAATATTCCAAATTCTTCTTGGAATTTCAAATAACATTCTCCCCAGTTACATTTATATTCCTCACCAAATCTCCATTCTTTATCACCACCAGAAAGCCAGTATAACGATTTTGAGGGTTCTATATCATAATAATTTATTTCATCGATTTTAATGTTCCATACTGGATCGTTCCAATTTTTCATTTGTAACATTATAGCTATTGCCTCGCCAATATCAGATGTCATTTCATTGCCAATTTCAAAATGATAACTATTATATTCTTTACTTATCTTAATCAATTCTGAGTTCCAAACGTTGTTGGGTCTCATCACAGTCACTTTTTTTCTTCTCATTTTTGTTTTGATTAATTTTTATATCCTTCAGATTGTAGATTTATACCGGAGTACCATTTACCCTTGAAAACTCCGTTTTCAAATATTCCATTTATAAAATTTCCGTAAAATGATCCACCTTTAAATATTCCATAGTGCCAGTCTCCGGTGAAATAATTACCAGAGTGCCAAATTAAAGTATTATTCTTAATCTCGATATTGGCTTCTTCAAATTCTGAATCTATAAGCCAGTAGAGCTTAAACTCTTTTAAAATAGAGTTTATTTGTTTTTCCGATTTGATTGATTTATTATCAATTATTAGTTGAGTGAATCTCATAGTTAGAACATAAATTCTTGTTTTTATATATTAAAACATGATTTTCAGAATACTTCTGATATGGATTTTTTAGGAAAATAAAAAAACCCGACTAAATTTAGTCGGGTTTGTATTTACTTTAATCTACATTAGAATTTGTGAAGGTATTCAAACTCTTCCATGGTAAGTGAGTTTCTACCGTATTTTGAAACTTTTTCTAAGATTGAATCAAGTTCTAAAACAACTGGAAGTTCCAATTCTTCCATACCTTCTATCATCTCAAAGAAACTTGGATCATCGCCAATTCTGAATTCGCCTTCAATCTCAATATCATCAATAAATACTTTATCATTTTTATTGATTCTCAAAAACTCAATAAGATTTTTATCATCACCTTCGGCAAAAACTACAACTTTATCTCCATTCATTTTACAATCATTTAAGAGACTTAGTGGTATTTTATATTCAGAGAAAATAAATTCAAGTTGAATGAGTGGTTTAGTCAAGTCTATTTTGAATCGCATTGTCTTAGTTTGTTTGTTTTACAAATATAATAATTTTTTATCAAAAAAAGAAATTTAATTTTAATATATAAAAAAAATTAAATTGTTTCCTAATGCGAAAAATACTAACAAGAAATCAGTTTTTAGATACTGTAAGAACGCAATCATATACAAAATATACTGGAATTGGTAAAACAAATGAAGCTTTTGCTAATGATGTGAATTGGGGAGATTCTTGGGTTGGTATATTAATCAGTTCTTTGAATAGAAAAGTTAAAACCAAAAGAAATCTTAAAAAGATGGATGGTGTTATAAAATTGATAAAAGAGAAATTTGATGAATTGGTAGATTTGTGTAAGATAGAAGTTGACGAGATTACTGAAGCAGTTACAATAACAGCATATTATCTAGATGAACTTGAAAGATCTATCATTAATAAGATGGAGGTTTCTGAGATTATTATAATTTGTAATCGTCTTATCACATTTATTAATGATTCTGATATTTTTACTGATAAGGATTATCTTTTGAAGCCAATAAATAATTTCCTTAATTTTTTGAAGACTATCAAAGTTTCTGACTCTGATGACTCTAATGATGACTCTGATGTTGCTTCTGATGATGACTCAGAAAAATCTACAGTCAACCCAGAAGATGATAAATTGATCAATGAGATACTTGCTCTTGATGTTGCTAAGAAAAATCCTTTACAATTAAAGCCTTATGTTGAAAAGGTAAAAAACTCGATTCAGATAGTTGAAGATCGATTAAAATCACCATCAAAGGTTAAAAGTGGTGTCGATGAAAAAGAGATATCAAAGATTTTTAATGAGATTATTAAATTAGTTCATCCAGATACTAAACATCCTTTATTTCCAGAAGAAAAATCAACAGATTTTAAAGTAAAGGCTGATGAATTTAAGAAAAAATATGACTTAGAAAACTTGAAAAATCTTCTTATACAAGTTAAATTGATAATCAAACAAATTGAGATTTATAATAAATTAAAAGAAGGTGATAAAAAAGCAATCCAAAGTGAGTTTGATAAAAAAGTTGAATCTATTTACCAAGAATTAGTTAAAAAAGAGAAAGAAAAACAAAAAAAGGCAGGTAAAAATACCAATCTAGGTGAGGGAACAAGAAAAAGATTACGTAGAGATGCTGAAGAAATGGCTAGAAAGAAAGAATTAGTTAGCTCTAATGAATCTAAAATATCAAATTACTTAGATTTTATTATTGAAAAAGACTTGGTTCCTTATAAGAAGTCAGAAATTGTTAAATCCGAAGGATCTGATAAATCAGACGATTCAAGTGATAAATCAGGAAAAGCAGAAAAGAATAAAACCGAAAAAACAGATATTTATGTAGAAATTGATGCTAAATTTAATGAATTTTTCACAGATGAAATAAGATCCAAATTTGAAGTTGACGAGGAAACTGGCGAATATATTAAGAAGCAAGGTAAAGTAACTGAAAGTTTCACACTTACTAATGAGAATCAGATAATTGAATTGGTGAGGTTATTTATGAGAGCTTGGAGAATTCATACACCAGGTAGAATACCATCGGGTAGAACAGGTGGTAAGGTTGCTGGAAGAGTTTTCGACCAATATGAGTATGTGGGTAAAGGTAATGAGGGTACTCCAGATGCTCCAGGTCCGGGACCATATAGGAATATTGAAATATATCAAAAATTTGAAACAGCTATGTTTGATATAATGGCTGATACAAAATATACATCAACAATTTTTAGTGATGATGCTAAGTTTTATTTCAGTGAAGACAAAAAATCTCCAATAAAATTGTCAGAAGTTACTGTTGAGAAATTAGGAAGTCGTGGATATAATTCAGAGGATTATATGAAGGCGGCTAAACCTCTAGGTAAGATATTATTAAGGTTTATTAGAAATATGATTGACAATCCACAAATGTATAGGGAAGGTTCCATTGGTAAGTTTTTGAATGAGTATTTTGGCATTGGTGGTGATATGAAGGAATCTGAATTACAATTTAAAGGATTTGATGATGTTGATAAAAATGCTGAAACAACTGGAAATCAGAGAGATAAGATGAGAGCAAAGTTTGTCAAAATTAATGATCAAGAAGAATATAAATCAATAGAAGAAAAAGTCAGAAACGAAAAGGATAAGAATTTTTTATTGAAATTAAAATTCAAAGGAGAGAAAAAAAATACTTACTTGCTTTATTTAGGTTTTTTTAATAAGAACTATTACTTCTTTAAGACACAAAGTAACGAGATACTTGATAAAAATGGAAGTAGTATTGATATTGAAAAACTACCTTTTGAAAAATTAAATACTATTTATATTATCGAAACTGAAGATATTAAAGAATTGAAGAGTCGGGGTAATTTTAAATTTAAACAATCTGGTAATCTTAAAGATAAAGATTCTCTTGACAATTTCAAATTTGAAGATTATCAAATAGAAGGTAATAAACCATTCATAGAACAGGATATAGAGATATTAGTGGGATTTAAAGATGAAGAGCCGCTTAATGATATAAGTTTTGGTAAACAATACAATTCTATTTTTGAAAAAAAGGTTAAAAAATAATAATATATTAAATGTCTGATATTAAAAAAATAAATGAATTTTTCAGCAAAAACTACGAATTTGATAAGAGAGCTAAAGAAGTTTTTCAGAAATTGATAAAATCTATAGATTCTTTAGATGTTATTAAATATGGTGATCATAAAAGAGAAGTTTCTGTGAATGGTTCTAATCCTAAATCAAAATCTGATCCAACTCCTAAGCCAAATCCTGATCCCGAACCAAATCCATTACCTGTATCTCCAAAGCCATTGCCACCTGGACCTGTGACTCCAAAGCCATTGCCACCTGGACCTGTACCTCCAAAGCCATTGCCACCTGGACCTGTACCTCCAAAGCCATTGCCACCTGGACCTGTACCTCCAAAGCCATTGCCACCTGGACCTGTGCCTCCAAAGCCTTCACCATTTGAAGAGATAAAGAATTTCAATAGAAATGGGCAAATAGCTTATGTTCTATCAAAATTTGGTGATGATTGGGATATAACTAAATATACAAAAAAGAAAATTCCACCTCGTGGTAAGTTCAGTGATAATTATATTAAGAAAATAATTTCTGATAAAGAAACTAGTAAAGATTTAAGAGATTTATTGAAAATCATTTTATATTTTAGAAAAAGTGATTCTAAACAAGATAGATTTTTGAGATTCATTGAAAGTCAATTTGAAGGAATCGAATTCGGAAAAAGAGTTAAGGCAATATCAACAAGACCTGCAGTTGATACTGCAGCACCTATAGGTGATAGTTTTAAATATAATGAATATGAACTTTTAAATGAAAATAATAAAGAGACGTTTAATAAATTTTTAGAAAATCATCCAATAAGTGAAAAGATTTTAAATAAAAACAAAATCTTAATTTTAGGACTTATTTCATCTATGTATAGATCAAAGAAAAATCCTAACTATTCTATAGAAATAAAAGGTTTGGATAAAGAAAGTCTTGATAAGGTTGAGCGTTTTGCTTTTTCTGATTTAAGTCGTAAAAATTATATCTTTCTTGATGAATCTAAAGTATTCAAATTCTCACAATTTAACGAAAAAATAGATAGTAAATTTAGAGATAGGGTAGGGACTAAAAAAACAAAAATAGTAAATACCACAAAAAAGGTAATAGATAGCACTATTAAAGATAATGAAACTCAAGTAGTTGTTCATAAAAACAAAGGTGGTGGAAGAGATTGGAGATTATTCAATGGATCAAGTGATAATTATGTTCTGGTAATAAATGGTGAGCACATGATTGACGGTGAAGGTAATCCGAAAGTAAATCCTAAAATAACTAAGGTTTTCTGGGAATTTTTAGATTCTTTAAAAGATATTCAATACTCTTATAAAAAGAAAAACTTGAGTGATAAAGAGTATAAGGATAAACTAAATCAATTGAAAACCTCATTCCAGAACAAAATTTAGGATGTAAAATTTTATATATAGAGTATGAAATGGTTAAAGAAATACTCTATTTTCTTAGAACAAGATGAAACTTCTGATGATATCAATTCAACAGAAGAAACTTCTTTGATAGATGATAATGACAAAACAAATCAAGAATCGTTAGATCTCATTCAAAAAGATTTATCAGAATTTGGATCAAAAAAAGGAGTTGTTGAGGATATTTTATCTGATATGGAGAAGAATGATTCTCAAATTGATTCTGAATTACAACAAAAGGTTTTTAACAATCAAAGAGAAGATTCTAAAAGAAATAAGTATCTAAGAATGTTAGTATCTCTTCATAAATTAAAAAGAAGAACAGATAAACTTGCTTTAGCTATTGAAACTGATGTAGAAAAAAAGTCAGAAGTTCAAAAGCAAATCTCAGATCTTATAGAAAGATTCAATCAATTAGAAAATCCATCTCAGAAAGTCAAAGTTGATTCACAGAGAAAGAAATCAGAAGAATATCTGAAGGAATTGAATCTGAAAATCAATGATAATAAAAAGGAATTGGCTTTATCAGAAAAGAACTATGATAAGAAAAAAGAAGATTTTGAGAAACAAATGAAAATAGAAGAGGAAAAGATAAAATCATTACAAAAATAGAAAAATATGGTTTTTTTCTTTTTATATATACCAATAAATAAAAAATAATTATAAGAATATGGCAATTCAAATCGGTAAATACAAAAGACCAGGCATCTTTATTGAAGAGTTTGATCAATCAGTGATTTCAAGCCCTACAGTTGAAGGAATAACAAATACTGTAATTGGTGTTTCGAGAAAAGGACCAGTTAATACTCCAATTCGTTTAACTAATGTTGCGGATTTAGAAAGAGTATTTGGACAACTTGATAGACAATTGGAAAGAAAGGGTTCTTTCTTCCATAGAACAATATCTAAAATGTTGGAAGCATCTCCAGTTTTCGCAATCAATTTACTTCTAACTGATGATACTTTGGATACTATTGAGTATCAATCATTATCTTGTGCTACTACAGAACAAAACGATATTGAAAGAGAAGGACCTTATAGAAGATTTTTCGATACTACAGGTTTCTGGAGAAGAGATACTGAATCTTTTATAAATCTAACAAAAAATAACGTTGGTTATGAAAATAGACTATTGAATTTTACAAACTTATCTGATAAGTATGTTACTATTTTTGTTTTCAAATCTGAAAGAACTGGATTCGATATCTCTTTATTGGATTGGTATGGTGCTCAAGAAAAAGTACCTCCATATGTAAATCCAAAGGATTTAGCATCTGATTATTTAGTTGATGTTGTTGTTATTGCCGGTGATTATTCTGATTATAGAAATCTTTCTGTAGATCCAAGATTTTCACAATATTTCTCACCAAGTGGTCTTAGAAAAGATCAAGTTAGAAATTTCTCTAATGATAGAAATGTTACAACATTGGCTTACGCTGAAGGACTCTCATTGATTCCTTATTTCAGAGATTTGAATGGTAATAATATTTTTATTGAAACTGTTATTAATAGAGGAACTGATCAACACGGTGTATTCTGTGCTTTCAACGTTGATTTATTTGAGACTGATTATCCAAATGGATTAGTTGATTTAATTGGTAATAACTTTGTTGGAGATGATTTGACAGCAAATCCACCAACATCAGGATTTACTAACTACGGAGAACTTGATTCAAATGATGGTACTTCAGATGGTGAGGTTAAAATCAACTTCCTTTCTTATAATGAGACTATTACTGAAAGTAATCCTTTCCAAACAACAGTATTGGATAGACCAGGTAATGTTATGGCTTTGTTTAGTGGTACTTCATCAAATCCAAGTTCTATAAGTACACATACATTGAATCCAAACAGTGGTTCATTAGGTGGATATTTACAAGGTTATCCAAAAGATGTTGCTGGTAAATATGAAAGAACTTATTGGTTTAATGAAGATTATGTTAATGATGTTTATGTTTCTTCTACGGCATCTACTGGACAAACTATATCAGTAACTTATGATGTTGCTACTGATAATGGATACGTTGTTATAGGTGGTGAATATGTTTCTATAACTGACACATCTTCACAAGGAGGTTTGAATGGTCAGATTGATTTAGTTTCAACTTACTATTCATCTTCATTGACAGTTACTCAATCTTATGTAGCTGCTTTTGTTGTTGATTCTAATGGACAGATTAAGTCTGTTCAGACAACTACACCAGGTGTAAATCCACTTGTAAACGCTACTGATGTTGTTTTAGGATATGCTACATTCAGTTGTTTTGCTGGAACTTTCTCTGGTGTTAACTTCGTTCCAGTTTCTATTGATTTTGATACAACTTTGAGTAGTGGTGGTGATTCTGCTTATTTACCTTTGGTATATGGAGTAGGTGGTGACTACTATTACACTGTTAATGGTTCACAATCATTGACTGTAACCTTTGATGATACAAATCAATCAATATCACCAAGAGATTATGAAAGATATAGAAGGTTAAAGACATTCAATCATATGGTAGATTATTTATCTTCTGATACAGGAGTTTTACTTTTAGATCCAAATGGTTTATTGGGAGGTGAACAAGAAAAATTAGATTTATCTTTTGTTGAGATAGATAACATAATTAATACTAATACACAAAATAGATCATTTGATTTATTGGTTGATGTTCCAGTGACAAATCCATCTACAAATACAGTTGTTGAGGATAATTACGTTGATAATTATTTTGCAACAAACTCTGATGTAATCACATTAGCGACTGCTTCTATACCACTTGTTATATATAAGGTAGATGATGAATTCATTCTTGGTAAAGAAAGTGCTATCACTAAATCTACTCCTGCTGGATTAACTCAAGGAGTAGTTGCAAGGTACTCTACAATGTACCAAAGATACGAACAAGGTTTAATAAACAGCACTGATGTTATTTATCAAAAGGTTAATTACTCACCAGTTCAAGTACAATTCATTGCTGGTGAATCTGTAACTGCTTCTCTATCAGGATATGATTATATCGTATTCGGTGTAAATCAAAACGAAGAAGATTACTTAGGAAATCCTAGAACTGATATAATAAATCAGAATGATGCTTTCTTTACTGATGTAAATGATTTGTCTGGATATAAATTCTTATTATCAACTCCTGATAATAGTGGTGTATTCACTTACAAATCAGATGAAGGTTTAAATACAACAATTAATACACTGTTGACTTTACCAGCACCATACAACGGATTTGGAAATAACTATACATCAGAACAAAGAGCGGATTTATTAGACACTTTATCTGGACAAGCTTTTGGATTCAGTGCTTCAGCTACTTACTCTTATTACGCCTTTGAGGTGAATGAGAATATCACAGAAGAATTTGTAAATGCTGTTAATAACATATTCTCTTATAATTCAAACTTAGCCGATGCTCCAATTTACTTGGATATGCACTTAGATAATGAATTAAATATGGTTGTTACTTTTGAAGATAATCTTTTACAATCTTCAGTGCCATTTGATAGTGTAGTGACATCTACTACTCCAGAACCACTATGGGCAAACTCAACAATAGTAGTTAAATCTTTGGATTCTAATTACAGACAATCTGTTGAAGTTGAATACCCTGCAAACTGGACTCCAGAGCCTAATAAGATTCTTGTAAGAGCTAGTAGATATACAGAATTGAGTGTAGGTGATTATTTAGAAGCATTCTATGATGAGTCATCACTTCAACCAAATGAAATGCCAAGAAAGCTTACAAGAGTTCTTAGAAAAAGACTTTGGAGTGGAGATTCTACTCTAGCTGAAATAACTTGTGATGCAGAAATCAAAATATCTGACTTCGGATCAGGTGATAAGCAAACATTTATGTACACTCAACTTGATGACTATGTTTCTACTTATAAAGCTATTAGTTTGAAAGGATTTAGAATAAGACAAGATTCTTTACCAGATGGTACAGAAACTAAACAATCACAGATTCTTGATTTAGTTGCTAAGGGAACTCCACTTTTCAAAGCAGCTACAAACAAAGAAGCTTTTGATTTCAGATACTTGATAGATTCATTCGGATTAGGATTGACTGAAAGAAGTAAGCAACAATTAGTTGATATTTGTGGAGAAAGATTGGATTGTTTCGGTATATTGAATATGCCATCAATGAGATCATTCAAGAATTCTTCATCTCCATCATTTGTTAATAATGAAGGAGTTCTACAAACATCATTTATAGCATCAGGTGGTGATCCTAATTCATCTCCAGCTTTCCTTTACTCTTTAGGTGATGGAAGAGGTGTTTCCTCAGTTGGTTATTTCACACCATACTTGACTGTAAATGACAATGGAAGACCTATTGATGTTCCACCATCAGCTTATGTTGGATTGACTTATATGAGAAAACATAACTCAACAGTTACTAATATTGTTCCTTGGACAATTGCGGCTGGTGTTACAAATGGTAGAATTACTAATATCGCAGGACTTGAACAGGATTTCAATCCTGAAGATATTGAGAACTTTAATCAGGCTCAAATGAATCCAATTGTATTCAAGAGAAATAGAGGATTCACAATTGAAACTGAGAATACAGCTCAAACTCTATATTCATCAGCACTTTCTTTCATTCACGTTAGAGAAGTTCTTATTGAACTTGAAAGAGAGTTGTCTAGAATGTTACTTGATTTCCAATGGAGATTCAATACTCCTGAGGTTAGAGCAGAAATTAAGTTGAGAGCTGATGTTATCTGTGAGAGATATGTATCAAGAAATGGACTTTATAACTACTTTAACAAGTGTGATGAAGAAAATAACACTAACGAGATAATAGATAATCAAATAGGTGTACTTGATACTTATGTGGAGCCAATAAAGGGTATGGGTATTATAGTTAACAATATCACTATTCTTAGAACTGGAGCTATTCAAGCAGGTGGATTTATCCAACAGTAATAAGTTATTGAAATAAATTAAATCCCTTCAAATTTGATTTGAAGGGATTTTTTTTTCAAACATATATCGGTATATTTAATATAGGGATCTGGTAATAAAAAAATGGTTTTTTTTTTAATATATAACAAAAAGATAATTTAAAATTATGAAACATTTAAGAAAATTCAATGAAGGTTTTATGGACATCTTTAAGAAAAAGAAAAAAGAAGAAGATCCTAAAGAAAATTTGGAAAAAATAAGAGTTACTGATTGTGATTTTTGGGCAGAAAAAGGTCGATCCGAAGATACCTACTATATCTATCATGGTTGGGGATTTGGTGCTAAGCCAATGGGATATGTTAAAGAAATTGATGGAAACTTAATTCTTAATATGAGAGATTATTTTGGAAATGGTATAAATAAAGTAAAAGTTAAAAGTGTGGAGCAAGCTCTTAAATACTTGGATAAATTAAACAAAGAGAAGAAACAAAAATATAGAGAGGAAGAAAAAAGATTTGATAAGGATATATCAGATGAAGAACTTTAGAAAAAACCTCCCTTTAAGGGAGGTTTTTTATTTTAAAAACTTTCCATAAACACTGAATCAAACTTTTTAAATTCATAATGTTGATAAGCATCTTCCGCTAAGAATGGTGTCATTGGTGCTAATACTTTCATCATTTTTTCTGCACAATCTTTTAAAACATATTGACAATCCATTCTTTCATTTGAATCAAGTTCATATTCATAAAGGAATGATTTCGTAACATCATCTAAGTAAAAAGATGATACTTCTGATACCCATTTCATAACTTCTCTAAGAACAAATTTGAAATCATAATCATCATAATATTTCATACAATTTTCATACATTTCTTGATTCATATCTAAACACTTTCTATCCCTCTCAGATAGTCTAGGTTCATATCCTTCTTCAAATCCGTACATATTACCTAAAAAGTATTTCATAGTATTCCTCAATTTAAAATAAGAAGAACTACAAGTATTTAGAACAGCATCTCCTAATGTAACATCATTTCCATATGATGTTTGTGCTACCCATAATCTTAAAACATCTGTATTTGTTTTTTCTTGAACATCTTTTGGATCAACAACATTACCTAATGATTTTGACATTTTTCTTCCCTGTTGATCCATTACAAATCCGTGTGTTAATACTTTCTTATATGGAGCTCTTCCTTTCATCGCTACTGATGTCAAAAGTGAAGATTGATACCAACCACGAAATTGATCAGATCCCTCTAAATACATATCTGAAACTTCTCCGTTCATTACGGATAACCAAGATGATCCACTATCAAACCATACATCAAGTGTATAATTACATTTTTCCAAACCTTTTCCTCTCCACTTTACTGGTAAAAGTTCATCATCAGTCAATTCAAACCAAACATCACATCCGGATTCTTCAAATAGTCCATATAAATGTTGATAAACCTCTTTATCTAATACCGGTTTTCCATCTTTAAGAAAAACAGCGAAAGGAAATCCCCATTGTCTTTGTCTTGATAAGCACCATTTATCTCGTCCTTTCAGCATATTTGTCAATCTGTTTTTCCATCTTTCTTCTGACATATCAACTTCTTCAAGTGATTCGAGTGCCGATTCATTCAATTCTTTAAGGTTGAGAAAGAATTGTTCTGTCAATCTATAATATACTGGTTTCTTTGTTCTCCAGTCGTGTGGGTAAGAGTGTTTGTATTCTTCAGATCTTACCAACATTCCAAGTTGATTCATTTCTTCTACTACATCGTTTGAGTAATCTAAACAGAATTTTCCATTTACTTTTCCGGAATTATCTGTTAGATCTTCTCCTTCAAGATTGTTTCTTTTACAAACTTCAAAGTCTTCATCACCGTGTGCTGGACAAAGGTGAACTAATCCAGTTCCGCTATCTGATTTCACAAAATCATCTAATAATACAACTCCTTTTTCTCCTGTGAGTTTATTCACATAATTTAATCCTTCAAGTTCATTTCCTTTGAATTCTCTTGATGTTTCACCTTCAACAACATCTGAGAATTCACCAACTACATATGTTTGATTTTCTTTTACAACCTCTTTATATGTTAGATTAGGATTTACACATACAGCTTTATTTCCAAGTAAAGTCCAAGGTTGTGTTGTCCAAGCAACTAACTTTCTTCCATCTTCTAAATCAAATGTAAAGTAAGCAGATACATCAGTTCTATCTTGATATTCTAATTCTGATTCAGCAAGAACGGTTCTTGTTGATGGTGAATAATGAACTGGTCTGTTATCAAGATAAACCAATCCTTTATTCATAAGAAAATAAAGCAATTCTAATTGTTTTACTTCAAATTCTTTTTTATTGGTTTGATATTTATTTTCCCAGTCGGCAAAAACTCCTAAAGATTTGAATGTTTCCATTTGTTTTTCAACAAAACCATTTGCTAACTTGTGGCATTCTTTTCTCAAATCTGAATGAGATAGCTTTTCTTTGAATTTTTTCTGAACTGCTAACTCAGTTGGTAAGCCGTGACAATCCCAACCTGGTCGGAAATCCACTTTATACCCATTCATTAATTTCCATTTGACTACCATATCTTTGAGGACTTTATTTAAAACGTGTCCAACGTGTAATTCACCATTTGCATAAGGTGGTCCATCATGTAAAAGAAATCTTTTTTGATTTAATTTATTTCTTTCATTTAAAGTATTTTCCCATAATTTTAACAATTCTGGTTCTTTTGTTTTGTGTTCAGATCTTTGTGTAAAGTCTGTTTTCGGCATGTTCAATTTTTTTGTTTCCATATTTTTAATTTTTTTTTTTAACAATAAAAAACCCAAGGACTCTTTTGAATCCTTGGGTTACTATTAGATAATATAATCACATTATCTTTGGGGTATCCAAGGATTTAATCTGTGAATTATAATTATGTTTCTTTTCATTTTCATTTTACAAATATATTAATTATATATGAATTTTTTACACCTTTGTTAAATTTTTTTCAAATTTTATTTTACCACAATTCCAAACTTTATTTATTTGTAGTGATGATTCAGAAACACCTGTTATAGATTTTCTAAATCTTGATTTGTGTATCAATTCATTTTGAAAAAGGTATTTATAATCTGGTTCAGTCTCATGAATTTTTTCAAATTCTAATTTATAGTATAAATCTCCTTCAGACCAGTCTTTATCTGCATAACTTATTATTCTTGTGGGTTTAAATTCCTTAATAAAAAAAGAAAGTAATTTTGAAGCTCCTCCAACAACAGAGTAATTTACCTTATTGCAAAACCTAGACAAATTCCATTCGTCATTACTCATTTTTTTTCTACCCTCGAAATGATCAAATAACATTATTGATACCAATTCATTTCTGTAGTATAATCCTAATTTAATATTTGATTTTACAAACCCTTGTATATGATTTTTGTCTAAAAAGTCTCTTATAGATTTGATATCTTTAATCTCTTTTACTTCACATTTTCTTGCTGGTATTTTCTTACTCTTACCAATTATATTACTTATCTGTGACTTTATTATTTCTTTCCTATTTGTCCAATCATTTTCCCATATATTTATTATCCTTATTCCTTTTTCCTTGAAATAATTTAGTTTGTTTATATGGTAATTTTTATCTTTAAATTTATCAGAATGCCAATATATTCCATTGAACTCAAACCCAATTTTAAATTCTGGTAAGTAGATATCTATTTCAAATTTGTCTCTGAATGAACTTATTAATTCTCCATCATAGATTGATTCTATGAAATCAAAAATCTCTTTTTCCTTTATGGAAATAAGTTCGTTTATAGGAAAACAAATTGTGCATAATGGAATATTGTTTTCTAATCTTGACTTGAAGTTATTATAAAGTATTTCAAATTCATGTTCTTTTTCACAATCACATTTAAAAATAGAAATACTATTTCCTTTATATTCTTTATAGTTTTCATGATTTGAGATATCATAATTATTTCTGAATGTGTTGGAATTAAAAACATTCATCCTATTTATATTAGATTTCTCAATATTTAAGGTGCTTTTAACTCCCCATTTTTCTAAATTTGTTGATTCTTTTTTATCTTTTATAGTTTGACTTTGTGAGAAATGTTCTAATCCCCATTTACTTAAATTGGATTCTTTTTGTTTTTGATAAAATTCTTCAGTTTTTGAGAAGTTTTCAGCTCCCCATTTTTCTAAATTTGTTTGCTTAAATTTGGATTTTATCTTTTCATTTTGTAATACGTGCTCAACTCCCCATTTTTTTAGATTTGTTTGTTTTCTTTTTTTAAGAATTTTTTCTAATTTTGATTTATCTATTTTCCTACCTTTGTTAGGATTTATTTTTTTAGGTTCTAATTCTATTGTTTCTTTGAACTTTTCATTTCCGCACTTACGAGAGCAAGCATATTTATTCAATTTACTTTTATAAACTATCCTATTATAATCAACAAATTTCCTTTCATGTTCTTTATTACAATAATCACATTTTACTAAAACGTTTATATTAATTGATTTAGGTAAATCTATTATCTTAACCTCTATTTCATCTAAAGAAATATCATATCCTAAAGACTCATAGTGTTTTAGTTTTTTGTTAGCAAACGTTTTTACTAATACTGTTTTTGATAATATCATTAACTATATATTATAATTTAACAGGTTTCTCAAAGGTTATTGTTTAAATTTATTTGCCATGCTATTCATTTGACTCATATAAGAGCTTGGATTAAAATTAGGCATAGATTTTTGTTGTTGTTCTTCTTGTTTATTTCTTTGTTTTTCTTCATCCTCTGATAACTCATTGATAATTGAAACATTTTCCTCTAACATCCAAAAAGGCCAATCATTAATTGCAAACTCATTTACATGATAATGCTTTTGTAAAAGAAGTTTATTCTTTAATAAAGGTCTCAAAGGCATCATGAATAACGAAAATACCCGACGCTCCGTTGGGAAATGTCATATCAGTGCGGACCTCCACACCGCACGAATAACATTGTTTTTTCAATTCTTTTATTCCGAAAGTCATTTTACTGACAGCAGAATTAAGAAATTGAAATGAGATATCATCCATTTGTTGAAATTCTTTCAACTTTGATTTGATACCATCGTTTGTAATTGAAGATCTTCCAACTAACATAAATGGAATTATTTTCAAGAAAGCCAGATTAGGTTGTCTTTTTTCTTGATTTTCTTTGATAATATAATCAGCAAATGCTTTTTGTATTCCAATATTTGGTGGAGTTAATTCAAATTCTTTATCATTTTTAGTGTTGAATATGAATGTTCCTCTGCTTGAATTATAGAATCTATCAAGTTTTTCATCAATTTGGTGAAAAGAGAAGTTTTCTCTTTTTAATTCGACTGAATTCTCGGCCCCACAAGAACAAGTCACATTGACTGCTAATGCGTTTCCTTTTTGGAAAGTAAGTTCTCTAATAAGGAAAATTGCATAAAGTCTATCTTGATCTTTCAAATCTAAATAAGATCCCATTTTACCATCTTGGTATTTTATTCTTACACAAGCTTGTAACATATCATTCATCTTTTCAACGATATCATAGAAATTATTATCATCTACCATTGCATAAGCTTGAATTTCTTTTACTTGTGCTGCTCTTACCATTAGAAGTGTTCCTTTTGGATAAAATTTACCACAAGGTAATTCTTTTATATCAAAACTAAGGAATTGAAGATCTTCAACTCTTGAAGTAGTATTTTTATTTGTCATTGCATCGAAAATATCATTTTCTTCAGTGATATTTTGTTTCGATGATTCAACTTCTTGAATGTGTTGTTTTAGGTAGTCTTCTGGGGACATATTTTCATTAGGCATATTATTTGAATTATTTTTTATGCAGTATATATAGTTATATTTTTTTTCTCTTGTTAGTTTAATATATAAGTTTATGGTTTATATAAAATTATTTGAAAAATTTCAACAAGATGATACTATTCCTGTTGAATTTCATTCAGATTTTAAAAAATTGGAAAAACTTATAAAGAGTAAGAACTTCAAAGAAGTTAAGAAATTGTTAAGAAAATTCAAAGTTTCATCTAAAAGTGATTATAAGGATTCTATCTTTTTCAAAACTGAATTTCCTTCTGAAGAATTGGAGAAAAAATCAAAAGTTAAAAATTTATCAAAAAAATGGAAATTGCCATTCAATTTCAATGAGGAAGAATTAGAGAACCTTATTGGAATTTTCATAGAAGATGAGAAAGTAACTGATATTTTCTTTAAAGAGATTGTAAAGTTGAATCCACAATTAGAAATTTTTAATGATATAAATTTTAAAGAAGGAGATTATTATCCTAAGAATAATGTTATTGGAGGTGTTTGTTCCAGGTTTAATTTGAGAGATATTTTAGATTTTGTTGATAATAGGAGAAGTATAGATTATGTAGAAGATGGTAATTATATTTTCAAATCTATTGATGATTTTTACTCGAACATTTATAATTCGGTAAAGAAAAGTGTTAAAGATATAGGATATTTTCCTTCACCTTACACATTGATAAAGATTTTAGATAGGTGATATTAGAAAAAATTGACTTTTTATTTATTATATATACTTTGTATGAGTGTTAAATATGAGCAAGAGACATATTTAGTATTAATATATATTAAAAAATAACTTAATGATATGCCATTACCACATTTTACTCAACTTAACATGACGGGTTCACCTGGCGGTCCAGGTACTCAGCCACAAGAACCGGTTTATAAGAATTTGTTTGAAATAACTTTTATTCTACCAACAATTTTACAAGCACAGGGTAGAGATCCTGTTCTTTTATTACAACAGGCATTGAAAGTTAATTTGTCAAATACAAATAAAACTTTAGAGACTACAAAACAAAGATTCAAGTATTCTGAAAGAGCTTTCATCAAGGCTGGTCCTGGAGATACAACCGCAGATCTTAACATAGACTTTGAGGTTAATGTTAATAATCAAGGATCTATGGAGGTTTGGAATACATTAAGAGCTTGGTACGATCTAGCTTGGAATTCTCAGAATGGATATCTTCATTATAAGGCTGATACTATTGGTACTATCGTTGTAAATCAACATGATAAGAAAGGATTGGTTCTAAGAAGGGTAACATATCAGAACTGTCAATTATTAGATGTGGGTGGATTTGGTGATTTAGAATGGGCTCAATCTGGTGACATTGAAAGAGTAAGTACTAAATTCATAGCAGATTACTGGGTTGATGAGTACATTGACAATAACTTTACAATTGCTCCTCCATTTGTGGCTGGTTATTAAAATTGATTATTTTAATTTAAAAACCGATAATTTTTATTATCGGTTTTTTTTATATATAGAACATGAGATATTTGAGTTTATATGGTAATTTTATAAAGAGTAAAATTCTTCTTGAGAACTTCACATTAGATGATTTAGAAATGCCTATGTCAAATTTTCTTGATGACTACAATAGTAATATTTCAAATATTCAAAACTTTAATCTCGTTGTGTTGAAAAATCATACAGATACATTAAGACACATTTATAATTTGTTTAGATATGATAAAAATTTTGAAAAACTAGATGAAACATTTTTCTCAAATTTAGAAGAAATAGAAAGCGATAAATTGAGAAAAACTCCTGGATATATTAATCAAAATATAATTTTCACTTCTTCTGATCATCATATAGATATACATATACAAGATAAAATTTATTATGAATATCTTGTTGATCACATATATTCATTAATAAAAGAAGAAAGAATAAAATACTATCCGATAGTTAAAGTTGATTTTGATGGAATTAAAATGTTTACAGAGACTAAGGAATTTAAAGATTTTAAAGAATCATTGAAATCTATTTTTTATCAGACCGGATTAAGACCGATAGGACACGCTTGGTATGAAGATTATTTAGATGAGGATGATGAAGAAAAAATATATCATTTATTTTTTACTGAAGAGTTGATTTTCATAGATTGTGATTCTGATGAAGAATATAAAAATCTTTATAAGATATTTAATTTCAAAGAGGATCAGGCGGGTAAAGAGTTTTTTGAAATTTTCATTTAATATATACAATATGAAGTATATAAAAAAATTTGAAAAATTTAATAAAATTAATGAAGAATTCATAGGATTTGTAGCTGGTGCTGCTCTCTGGGCAATCTATTACATTCTTATAGGTAGAAAATATCCTTTTCTTTCATATAACTTTTTTGAGAATATAAAAAGATGGTATCAGTTAAGTAAAGTTGTTAAAAAGTACGATAAATTATTGAAAGAATTAGATTCTCAATTCAAAGGAGATCCAGAATTAGAATCTTTTTATAGTGAAATTAAAAAACTCGGACATAATTCTATTGGAAGTCAAATTCAAACTAAGCCTGGTGTTTATGTTGATGATTTAAAAGATTATATTTTGAGTAATGTTTCTCAAGATATTAAATCTGAATTTGAAGAGATGTTAGAAGAGATGAAAGAAGAGATAAATCAAATAGTTCCAAATTTGTAAAACATGAGATATTTAAAAACATATGAGAATTTTGAACAACCCGAAGGAACAGGAACAGAAAGCTCTTGGGAAGTTGAAATAGATGGCAATCCTGTAAAGGTAACATTAACTGAGTTGATAGATTATATTGATGGTGTTGTTGAGATTGATCCTAATGAAATTAAAGAATTACTTATAGATACTGATAGAGATCCAAAAAGAGTAGATGCGGCGGATTTAGATTATCCGATTATTTTAAGTATGAAAAATGGTGAATATAAGAATATAATAGATGGACAGCACAGAGTTGTAAAAGCTTTAAAAGATGAGGTTCCTTTAAAAGCAAAAATTTTAAATCTTGATGATGCTCCTGAAAAGTATAGAAAAATATTTGATTCAAAATCAAATGAAAGTTATTTTAATTTATATCTTGATTCTAAAATAGGAGTAGATGAACTTATCAATAGTTTAGAATTAAGAATTGATGAGAATATAATTTCTAATTTTAAGTCTTTTATTGATAAGGGTAAGAAATTAACAGAAGAATCTATAAATAAGATATTAGGATGGATATCTAAACAACTTGAAGTTGAATCTTATATTTTTGATAAAATTATTGAAAATTTAAAAAAGGTAGGTAGTAAAATCATAGAACTTTTATTGGCAGTTTTAAAAAGAATAAAAGATTTTAAAGATAAACATCCTAAAATATTCAAAGCGATTGTAATTATTCTTACTATAGTTATTATTATACTTATATCTGCGGTTGTTGCTTATTCACAAACCACTGGTCAACCTGTGAGTATTGAGGAATTCGGTATAAACTCAGAGATGTTAGATGCGATGATAGGATTCTCATCTCAGTATAAGTTAGATCCAAAAATACAAGCAGCATTGGTTGACTTAAAAGATGGATCAATTGATTTAGATTGGAATAATGTTGAGACATCTAAATCATATATTGAATCAATAAGAAAATCAATGATATCTATGAAAGATGAGGAATATTTTTGGCATAGATTCAGTAATTGGATTGAAATAGGTGAAAAATATGTTGATGTAATTCACAAAAAAGTTACAATGGTTGGACAAGATTCAAGTTTTCAAAGTGATACTTATAGTTTTTATACAAAAAAATAGAACAACAATCATTTAATTTCATATAAACTAAATAAAAATTATGTAGTTTTTCTGCTCATATTTTACAAAAAATAATTTTAAAATTTGAAAGTTTATATGATTACAGACACTCATTTTGGTGTCTATTTGAACAATTTAGATAAGTGGCAAAACATGATGGAATCAACTTTTTATGAGTTTGTTATTCCATTTTTGAAAAAAAATGTTCAGGAAGGTGATATACTAATACATTTAGGTGATTTATTTGACAATAGAACTAGTATTCCCATAATAACTTTAAATAAGGTAGAAAAAATTCTCAAAGAAATAAGTCAGATTTTACCAATACATATGATTGTTGGTAATCACGATTTGTTTAATAAAGGTAGTAATGAGGTAAATTCAGTTAGATTATTTTCATACATATCTGATAATATCTACGTTTATGAAAAGACACACACGTTAGAAATATTTGATAAGAAATTAGTTCTTATGCCTTGGGTTGAAAAAAGGTTAGATATGATAAATGAGATTAAAAATAATTCTGGAGATTATTTATTCTGTCATTCTGATTTAAATGGTTGTAGGATGCACTTGAACTCAGTTGCTCATAGAAATCCAGATAAGATTGATGTTGATGAGTTTAGAAAATTTAAAAGAGTTTTTTCAGGACACATACACATAAGACAAGTCAGTGATAATTTTGAATTTATAGGATCATTATATCAAATGGATAGAAATGATATAGGTGATAAAAAAGGTATAACAGTATTGGATTTAATTAACGGTGAAGTTGAGTTTGTAGAAAATACATATTCGCCTACTTTTAGAAAATTCACCGTAAAAGAAGAAGATGATGTAGAAAAACTAGAACTCATTAAAGATTCTAAAGATTACATTGATTTGGTTATCTCCAATAATTTGCTTGTTAATGATAGGAAGTTAAGAAGAAAGTTAGAAACTCTTTTAGAGGTAGGTAGTTTTACCTCTGTTGAGTATTTAGATGATATAGTTTCTGAAGATGCGTCTGAGAAAGAAGAAGAACTAACTCAAGAAGAGTTAGAGATATCGATACACTTAGACTATAAAGAGTTTATTTCAAATTATATTAAGAATCAAAATTATGATAATGATAAGTTCAGAGGTGGTGTATTAGGTGAGTTCAATGAAATTATCAGAATTTATAATGAAAATTATAAATCTAAATCTGATACTTAATCTTCTAAGTCTCCATCATAACCTTCATCATTATTTATTTCAAAGCATATTCTTAGTGTTTCTAGATCCATGCCGAAGGTAACATCTAAGCAATTTGAAAATTCCTTCAATCTTGGTGTGGTTTTATTTAAAAGAACTGAGAAAAGTTCAACTATTTTCTTTTGTGCTCTAATTGAATCATCTATTGCTAATTTTGCTTTTTCCAATTTTGATATTTGATATTCTATATTTGGTATAGTATCTGGATAACCTTCATCATTTATTGATTCAGGTGAATCATAATCTGGAATTATATCCATTAGATAGTTATAAGAGAATGAGATATCCTCAGGGTAAATATCTAAGTTTAAAGGTGGTAAATTAACATGACAATCAAAAAATGGATCTTCTTCATTTGAATAGTCATGAAATGATAATTCAATATTTGAAAATTGATCTTCAATATCTACTTCTAAAATTAATTTAAAATCTTCGAAATCTAACTCTTGAGATATATTTTCATTGAATTTTTTCAAATGTTTCATAGTTTTATCAATTTAATTTTTAAGTCACCATTTCCTTTAATTAGTCTATGATAAACTCCTTTTGGTATATATATTTTTTCTTTTATCAATTTTGGCAATTCATTATCAAGTTGAATTCTCCAATTTGTTTCACCGATTGGTGATATTATACGATCTTCTTTATCGCGATGCCACATAAAATCAACTGAGTCGGTTTCATGTTTGAATACTCTTATGAATTCATTTCCTTTAATATGTTCTTCTTCGAATGGTAGTTTCATCATATAAGTTCTTTATTGAAGTCATGATCGTATAGTTTACTAAAATCACTATCTGTTGCTATTAGTGCTGGACTACCTTCCATTTCGGCATAAAAAACATTTATTTGTTCTTTTGTACCATCAGGATTGGTTTTTATTAACCAAGTTTTAGCAATTCTTGATTCATTCGGAAACTCAAGTTTATTAGAAAATAATTTCCATGGTGTTTTAGCCAATCCAAAAAGGATATTTCGTTTGGATTGATCTAACATCTTTACTGCTTCAGTTCCATCTTCAGGAGTTATAAAGTAATATTTGCCTCTCAATCTTGGTGTGTATTCGTGTATTGCTTGTGATACATCTGCTCCGGCATCACCAAATTCTTTATCTATTTTCCAAAGGCTCCTTAACTCAGGCATTTTTGCTCTTGGGTATAATCCACGTACTTTCAATTCTTCGTTTAGAAATGTATTAAAATTTAATATTTTCATTTTTAACTTTTTTTTTATTTACCAGTAGCCGGGATAGGTACGTCCGCCAAATAAATGCGCAAATTTATTCAAGCGACACGCCCAGTACCCTGGTTTTGTTTTATCTTTCTTTAAGTGACATTTATGGCGGGCGGCAAATTTCTTTCTAGCTTCTGGATCTGAAACTTTAGCAGATAGTCCACCTTTAACATCACCAAAGGTTACTTTTTTGATATTCTTGGTTTTTGGATCTCTTACATATACATAATACTTTTTACCACTTCCAGTATTTCTTTTGGGGTAGTTTAATTTTACTTTTTTCCCCTTATACTCAGCGGATTCTAATAAACTTTCAATATTTTCAAATGGTATATCCAAAGGAACCATTTTACCTTCATACATTGCAAACTCACCTAAATCTGTATTTTCGAATATATTTTTATCATCTTCTGATAATAATTCTGTGAAATTTTTTGCTTCTGATATCAATTCAAGGAAAGCTTCAGATCCTGGTCTGAAAACATTATCTAAAATTGATATTTTATTTTCTAAGTGAAACTTTAGATTTTCCGAAGGATTGAATCCGAATTCAGAGAATTTCTTAATACTTTTTATTTGTTTTTCAATTTCTTTTTCATCTGTTTTTACCACAGGTGTATATGAAGTCAGATCATTGAAATCTTCTATATTAAATGTTTTTTCATTTTCTTTCACGTTTGATCAAGTAATTTTTTATAAGAAGTTTCCAGGCTTCTTCTTTTTCGCCTCCAATTTCAATTATTTCATCATTACCTGCTCTTAAATTTATAGAGTGTATCAAAGTTCTGATATTTAGATCGAATTTGACTGGAAATGTTTCTGTAACATAAATCAGATAATTTAAAGCCTCATTCTTAATATCATCATCAAGTTCTGGTGATATTTTCTTCATTATTTGCCTCATTCTATCATAAAGTTCTGATTTTGATAGATTCACATCTACGTGTAAAGATCTTGAGAGAATAGCTTTATCGAATTTAGATTCAGGTAAATTAGATATAAAAATTATTTGTCCTTTGAATTGGAATTTATTTGGCAATTTACTTGGATCCTCTTCATACTTTTGTTGTATTTCTTCATCTGACATTCCAAATGAGTCAAATGTATTTCCTTTGGTATGTTTAGCAATTTCTCTTACTTTATAAGTATCTAATGCTCCTTTCAATATATTAACAGAGTTAATTTCCGAGAAAACAGCATCACAATCATCAAAAATTATCAATTTATTTCTATGTTTAAATAAAATTTCATACAATCCAGCAGTAGTGATTGTTCCAGTTGATGTGTAATAATCAGCATTTTCTATGAAATGTATATTAGTTAATGTTTCTTTCACGGTTGCTGTTTTACCTACACCAGCTTGTCCAGATATTATCAAAGAATTACTTCTTTTGTAAGCTACTTGTTTTGTATAAAGTTCAATAGATTTAAAAATGTCTAATTGTAAATTTTTCATTTTTATATCATCACTTTCAAGTTTTCTAGATTCGTCTGATGCGATTGCTGCTCTTAATCTATCAATTTGTGTTTTGATTTTTTCTTGGCTTGATGGTTTTCTGGACCTACTCAATTTTAATTCAAGTTCTTTTAACCTTTCATCACTATCATTTTCCTGTAATACTTCTTGTTTGGATAATTCTATGAATGATTCAGGATTTTTAAAGAATTCTACAATTTGTGGAAGTGATTTAACAACGGAATTCTCTTCTAAAAAAAGCGTATAATTTGGATTTGATTCAAATGTAAATTCATTCCATAAATCAATTGAGTGTATCTCACTTCTTAAATCATTTTCTAACCAATTTAATCTAATAGCAGTATTCTCAAATAAACTTAAAAAAAGTTGTCCATTAAGTATTACATCATATTTTTTTATTTCGAATATTTCATGATAAGGATAAAATTGAACACCAATATTTCTTTCTAAGTAATATATTATTTTTCCTATTGCTTTTTCTTTATCAGAACTTTTGAAGGCTTCTAAAAACATTTCATACTTTTTATAGATCATAATAAAATTAGTTATTTGTCTTATATATTAAGTTAATAACCGAGAAACTTTAATTTTATATATAATTGAAACTCTAATAATAACTGAATGGATAATCTTGTTTTTTACGACAAAGAAGGCAATTACTTGAATTTTAATTGGAATCAAACACTTGAAAGATACGAAGGAGATATTTTATTTCACGAAAATTCAAATGATACTTTTAAAACACAAGCTCTTTATACTTTTGAGAAAATACCTTCTTTTGAATATGAAGACCAAAATTCATTGACATTAAGAAGATGGCAATTATTCAATGAGTTTGGGTTTCATTTTTATAACTCAGAATATGTTGATCAGAAAATCACTTTAATAGAACCAACAAATAATAGAAATGATTATTTCTCAAAGTGGATTTATGGTGATAATTTTCACGAGAAGTTTCCAAATGGAACTCTTATAAGATTCAATCAATCTATTTTTGAATTCACGAATTCTGATAGACTTTATACAGTTGTTTCTTCAAAAAGAGATGCTATATTGATAATCTCAACTACTGATAATCAAACATTTAATTCAACTTACCCATTTTTTTCAACTTATCCTTATGGAAATGAAACAATATCTTCAGTTGATGTAATAGGTATTTATGATTATGTTAATTCATCAACATTGACTTCAAATTTATCTAATTGGAATGAAAGAGATTTTTTCAATAGACTTTATAAAGAAAGAAAATTAAATATTGTAAATTCATTTAATAATGATAATTATCAAATAACAGATAACCAAGTACCTAAAAGGTATATAGATGCTGAAGTAGTTTCTGTTAAAAATGAGAATATACAAGACCTAAGACACTTTGAATGGAGAGGAACAAACCTTCCATTAAATAATGAATTAAACATATCAGTTAAATTACTTACCGACTTACCTGTTATTTATACTGGGATTGTTGAGTTTTATGATTCATTAACACCATTAAATATAGGTGGTTTCAATTATCAGAATGTTATAAGGTTTGGATCAGGAGTTCCAGAAATACTTTTACCTGGAGTTCAATTCAATGTTAGAAATACTGCTTTGAACCAACAAAATTATACAGTATCAAGTATTCCTCAATTTTTAGGAAATGCTAATTTGATAACTTACAACGAGGGTGTTCAAGTTATTTGGGATAATCGAATTTATCAATGTATTCAAACACATGATTGGGTTTTGAATGCGGTTGATGTTGATTTAACACTTCCTAGTCCAAGAACAAATGCTAATCCTGATAATACTGTTTTTTGGTCACCTAATCCAAGTTATGTCCCAGTAAATTCAAATACAACATCAGAAGGTCCTTTAAATACTGATGTTTATTTGACAAGTGATGTATTTATATTTACTCAATCTTTTACACAATCTTCAGAAATAACTTTAGCATTGGCAGTGGATAGATTTTCAGAAAGATTATCATCATTGAATATAGATCTTATGTATGAAAATGGAACAATAAGAGCTGATTTGATTTATCCAAGTCAATATGCTTTAGTCAATTTCACTGGTTTTGATACTTCGGTTTCGCCGCCAGTATCGACTAATATTACTTCACAAACTAATGTATGGGAAAGAGCAATTGAAGTTGAAGAGAATTTAAATTTAGAGTATAATTATGATTTTTCAGAAAACTTTGAATATAATTTAGTTTTCACAGACATAGATGAGTTTGGTATTGTTATAACAATAAATGGTGAAAGGTATGATGAGGACGTTGAGTTTGTTTTTTCTTCTGGACAGGTTGATATGGAAAGAACAATACATCAAACTCTTATAAATTGGTATCAATCTTGGGCTCCTCAGCTTGTTTCTTTAGGTATTTTTGTTAGCTTACAAACAATTGATATAATTTCGTTATATTTTAATTCAATTAAATTGGAAACTGAGTATCCGAATATACCACTTGATTTTAAAGTTCAAGTTGGAATAACTGCTGATTTTTATATTCAGAATAAAAGACTTCAATTTTATGAGCCTTCTCAGTTGGCTTCAACAATTCCTGGTTATGCAGGAGCTTCATTCAGTTTAGGAAATTATATTAATATAGTTGTTAATAATCGTTCATATGGTATAACACATTCTTTACCTGATCCTATTTCATCACTATCAACAACTCTGGATAATTGGGTTACTACTTATAGTGATATATTGGATGATTTTGGAATTTATGTTGAGAACAATGCTTCATCAATTGAATTCAGAACTAAATCACAAACACAAAGATGTGATATAGAAGTAAGAGTCGGTTCTTCTGTTTTGCCAGGAGATAAAAGTTATGAGATAATAAACCTTCAACCAGGAAATCACGGAACTCTTTTAACCTCTAATGAGATATTATTGGGAACATTTTCAAGTGCTACTCAATCATTAGAAGGAGCTGGTTTTGCAACTGGTATGATTACAGGAATAAATGGAACTTTTTACCCTCTACAGAATGTAGAGTATAATATTCTTTATTTAGAACCACAGATTATTAATTTAAGTTATGAAGGTCCTTTCTGGGGATTGACATCAGGAGTTTGTTTGAATTCACCATTTACTGTTTTAGCTTTTAATTCTGGATTCCAAAAATCTATTTGTGCAACTTCATCACAAGGAGGACAATTTAATCAATTCCAATTTAACAGTTCTTTTAATATACAATCACAAAGTACAACATATTCTACTAATTTTATCAATGGTTTAGCTAATATGGTTGATTTGGTTTGGGTTCCACCGACAAACTCAATTTTTGTCTTAGGTTCTTCTTCAACAACAGGAGATGTATTTGTTTATGATTCAATAACATCAAATCAGATTGTTGATTTGAATCTTCCTAATAACTCTCAGCCTTTGAAGATTATTTATAACTGGGTTGATAATTATGTTTGGGCTTTATCTGTTAATCATCTTTGGCAAATTGATCCTTATTCTAATAGTGTGATTCAATCATTTCCAATTACCTCTAATGCCTTTAGCTTGGACTTCAATAGAAATAATGGAGAAGTTTGGGTAACAACTAATAATTCAATTCAGATTTTCAACACATCGGGATTGATAACCTCTATTTCTTATGCTCCAGGATTTTATCATCTGGTTTTTAATGATTTTGAAGGTGATTTTTATATAAGTAGTAGAAATGGTTTGGATGTTCTTAGATATAATGGAAATACAAGAACACTTTCAAATACATATCCAATAGTTGGATTGACAGCTGATCCTTTAATTTATGAAACTATAAATGAATCTGTTTATGTTTGGGGAACAAACCTTAATAGAATCGATAATAACTTAGTTATTACTTTATTTCCGACTAGTGGAACATTCAATGATTTTGAATTCTCTAATATAACCAATGGAATTTACTTATCTACAGATTCTGAATTCAGTTTATGGGATATCAATAATGATACATATGAATTCAATACTACTCCAGGATATTATGGATTCCAGGCTTTGAATTTATATGATGGTGATATTTATATTTCTAACCAAGATCCTGTTAATCCTGGAATTTACACATTAGGTTCACAAAATGGAAGTTTGAATAATGTTGTATTTTTGTCAGATCCAACGACAAAGATAATTTCCAATCCAGATAGGAATTCAGTTTGGGCTATACAACCTAATACAAATGGTATAATAGAGGTTCAACCGTTGGTTACTAATATAATTACACCAATAAGTTCAACTTTTTCTCCTATCACTGCAAATTATTTTGGAAGTTTGGATCCTAATTTTATACAAAGAAATTATCTTTGGTTACATACAAAAGATTTTTTAAGAAGACCAAGACTTAATTTCAATGGTGATGTCAGAGGAACTTTATATTGGAAGTGGTTTTCTGATAATGTTCCTGAGTTCTTTTTGTATGATTTCTCAGGTGACTTACTAAATGAAGGAGGTGTTTTATCATATGTAGGTCCTAAACCACTACCTAAGGTACATTTGAATAGAAATCCGAATAGAGATATTGATAAGGTTAATTTACCAGAGTATCAACAAACTATATTTCCGATTGTTTATGAGGAATTGAGTTATATTGATGATAATGATGATCTTTCTATTGTTCCTGAGCCAATTGAGACTTATATTGGTTTTAATTCACAATTAGAAGGTGGATTAAGAAGTATTTTACAACTTTATATAAAAGAAGATATTGATTTCACTTTGAATACTAAGTTAGACACAACTGATGTTATGACTTTTCAAACAGTTATAAATCAGAATGGTGAAAGAATAGGCGAAATATCATTAGATGTTTTATCAAATTCTAATTTTTTCACTGATGTTAATGGTGTGACAAGAGGATTGAAAGTCGGACAACATCTTGCAATTTTTGTGAATGATGTTTCAAATACAAAAAATCAATACATTTCACCTAATAACGGTTATTTGGTTAGAATAAAACAGATACTTTATAAAAAGATCAGAGTTGAATTCTTCAAAGAAATTGATGCTTTTTCTTTAGAGTCCAGTATTGTTCAGGATTATCCTAAATCAGGACAAGTAACCTATTTATCTGTTAGATTCAGAGTTTGGGATAAAGAAATCGGAAGATTCAATGTTTATGGACAAACTGAGATTGAGGATATAAGATATAAAATTGAATTAGGAAATGTTGGTAAATTAGTATCATCTGATGATGTTTATATTTTCAAAGAATATGATATTGAAGAAGAAGGTATAGATTGGACTTTTTTAAATAAAAAGAGAAAAGAGATGTTGATGATGAAATCATTAATTTATCCTTATATAGGTTCTTATAAAGCAATTATAAATGCTATCAACTATTTCGGATATAATGATTTAGAGTTAAATGAATATTACAGGAATATAAATCCTTTATCAAAGAATTATTTTAAGTTATTTAAAGTTGAGATTCCTGATATTTTTTCTCCTTATGTGGATACTTGGAATGAAAGTGATTTCTTAAAAAATACTTTTCCGAATCCAAATTATGAAGAAACCAATCTATTCAACTTGACTTATAGAATTACGGATAGACAAGGTAATAATGTTCTCAATTATACTTTAAAAGAAGTTCAGATAAAACTACAAGGTTTGAAACATTGGCTAGAGAAAAACATTATTCCGATAACACATAAGATATTGGATATAACAGGAAGAGCTGATTTTGTTGGTACTACAACAATAAGTCATATTGTAAGAGATGTTAATATTATTAAAACACATGAGGATTTTACTCCTGTTTCTTTTAAATTAAATGAATTATATTTGATGCCAGTAAATAATGGATCAACTGTTTATAATTGTGTTCTTGATTTTTATTTAAAGGATGATAATAATCAGTTTTATCCTGGAGTTTCAAAGACATTACCAGATTATTACACAATTGATATCAGAAGTTATCAAATTTACAGAGAATGGTATCCATTCAAAAATTATCAAACTGGTGATAAAGTTGTTTATTTTAATAAATTGTATGAGTCTCAGATTGATAATAACAAAACAAATAATCCAAGAAAATATGAATCAGTAAATTCTTGGCAATCTGGAACAATTTATTCTGTTGGTGATGTTGTTGAATACCAAAGAGATTATTATGTTTATTCTGGGTATGGATTCACTGGTTCGGGTTTAACTGGATCAGCTCCTACGGCTTCAGTTGTTAGTCCTTTATTGGATTCTGATTTTGGAACAGCTTCTTGGCTGAATATAACAGAATGGAAGCAAATTGATATGCGACCAATTCAGAAAATAACAGAAAGAAGAAGGATTGATAATCTTTATCCGTTTAATTTTACTATAGATTCAAATATAGATCCTTATCTTGTTATAGAGGTTTCTTCAGAAAATGGTTATGGTGGTTCTTATAGAGATAAGAATAATTATGAGATAAAAGGAATATTGGATATAAGAGAATTAGAATCTTTCAGTAATCTAACATCAAAACAATATACTAACTTAGTAATTCCTATTGTTAATCCATAATATATATTAGTAAAAAATAAATATTAGTTATATGAAATATTTGAGAAAATACAATGAAGAGTTTATGGATTTCTTTAAGAAAAAGAAAAGGAAGGAGAGTAGTTACGATTTTAATCATAGAAGTGAAGAATATCGAGGATTTAAATTGAATCAGTCAACCTTTCCAGAAGATTGGAAGTATGATCCTGAGTGGGCAGGTAAAACAAGATATCAGATATGGACTATACCATCTGATATTGGACCTGCGTATGAGGGTGAGGGTGATATAGAAGCAGCAAAGAAATTTTTAGATAGTGAATTAAAATAATTTAATCAATTAAAGCATAAACTTCATAATCAGCTAATTTGAATTCAACAACCATAACATCTTGGTATCTTTCTGGATCTTCTTCAAATGTTACATCTAATTGATAATTAACATCTTTAAGTTCTGGTATGTATTCGTTTATTTGATCAATTATAATTGATCTAACCGCGGGTGCTGATATCTTAGTTTCGTAAAGTAATCTTTCAAGATCTGCTCCGAAATTCGGATCACCAAGTAATTCACCTTTGTTAGTGAAAATTAACATTTCATACTTTTGTATGATAACTCTTATCAGATCATCAGTAATTATCTTATTCACTGTGAACTTAGGATGTCCTTCATATCCTATATAAAAGTCTCTAAAATCGAATTCTGCCATGAATTATATATAAAATAATAATATATAGACTATGAAAATTTTAAATTATTCTTCATTTATAAATGAGATATTCAATTATCCAAAAGAAACACCACATAAAAGTGATAAATCAATTCAATATGAAAAGGATAAATACGCAAAGTATTATGATTCTTTGAATCGTGAGTATGAATTAACTTATAAACATTCTGATTTTCAAAAGATTTGGAAAAGGTTGGAAAAGGATTGTAAACCCTTTTTAGATGAGGTAAAAAGAACAAATTCAGATTTGATTTATAGAGGAGTTTATGGTGGACTTCAGAGTAATGAAACTTATGGAATGGATAAGAAAAAAGTTAGGAAAGATAGATATTCTAAAGATATGAATACAGATATTCAAATTTTGTTTGATAAAGAGTTTGATAGACAATTTGGTGTTAAATTAAGATCTGAATGTGTTTTTACGACTAAAGATCCTTTACAAGCAGAGGCTTATGCTAGTTATTCACGGGAAAGAAAAAGAAAACAACCTTATTTGTTTTTTCCAATTGGTGAATATAAATACTTTTGGAATCCAGATATTGATGATCTTTACACAAAAATTGAGGATGAACCTTGGTATTACAAATGGTATTATATAAAGGAAATAGATAATATATCTGATTATGATTTAAGTTATGAGAAATCTGATTGGTTTAAGATATATGGTGATCCTGAGAAACAATCTGGTGGTTGGAATAATGTCGATGGTGGTGGAAAGGGGAAAAGAGTAGATGGTGAGTGGATTCCTGATGTTTCGTTTGAAGATTATGTTAAAAATTTAGTAATTGATATAGAAAAGGAAGGAAAAAGTGAAATTCAAAGAATGGTATCTGGTTATAAGCAGGTTGGATTATCAGAAATAAAACACCAAGAGATAACTTTTGACTGTAATGAATATTACTTAGTTGATGATGTTTTTCTTTATAAGATATTAAAGAAGTTAAAAAGAATGAAATAATTCATTCAATTTATTTTCTCTTAAAACTTGATTTAACGTCAAGTTTAAATCATCCTCAAATATAACATCATATTTATCACCAAATTCAAAAATAACTATATTATCATCAAAGAATATCGGAAAACAATTGAATTTCTTTAAAAAGTATCTTTTAGTTATATCTTCGGATTTACAAGTAATAATATATCGATTAATAAATATCTCTTTATTTTTAAGATTTTTAATTTGATATAATATATCATTATCTAAAATTGTCATTTCTATAGAGTTGTCTCCAAACACTCTTGCCGATCTTCTTTGATGTCCAGATCTTCCAATCTTTGTATGGAAGTGTGTTCTAATATAGAAAGGATCAATTACGTATCTTACCTTGTCGTATTTGTTGGTTCTTTTATAATTTATCCCTTCGTATAAATCAAATATCATAATAAAATATCTCTGAATTTACCTATTAGTGTCATTCCTAAGATCAAAGGATCTGTTTGTGAGTCTAATTTATCTCTAAGATCTGAGATAACATAATTACATTTGAATAGAGAATTGACATTTTTATTTTCTTTCAATGACCAATCAATGAATGTTTTACCTAAAATATTAAAAAGTAAATCTATTTTTTCAGCACCATAAGCTGACATTAAAAAATGATATATTTTTTCATAGCTGGCTGTTTTGTCATAAATAAGATTGTAAGTATCTAATATTAGTTTATTATTTATATTAGATGTCGTGTTGGACATTTCACCTGTTTCTTTGATATTTTGTAATTCTACAAAAATAGATCTGATGTCTGGAAATTGTTTATTTATAAGTGAAACTAAAACTTCTTTGGTAATTGGGATATTTTCTTGTTCTGAGATTTCCATAATTCTTTTGTAAGTTCCAGTTTTTACAAATTTCTCTTCTTCACTATTCAAACAATCAAAGTTTATTGAAGTGAATCGCGATTTTATCCCATCTGATATTTTATTGAAGTGGTTTGTAGTTAAGATGAATCTCACATTATGGTGATATTTTTCTATGAATGCTTTAAGTGCGTCTTGATATTGTGGTGAAACTCTTTCAAACTCATCTAAGAAAACATATTTTATCGGATCTTCTGATTCGAACATAGGAACGGTTTTACAGAATTTCTCAATTTCACTTCTTAAAACATCGATAGATGTATAAAGAGATGAGTTTATTTCCAAGAAAGATTTATCTTTTGTGTATTTTCCGATAAGAATTCTCGCCAGTGAAGTTTTACCTGTTCCATAATTACCATAGAATATAAAATTCTTAGTAACTCCATTATTAAAATGGTTTTTAATTCTTAGAGGTAATATAGTTTCTTCTAAATTTTTTGGTCTCCATTTTTCCCAAAGTAAAAGATTATTTATTGACATAAAGAGAAGTTTAATTATTTATATATACTTTATTAAAAAAAAGTGGATTGTTTATTATAAATGGCTAAAATTGGAGAAAGTTTTAATTATGATGATTCTTATTTCAGAGATTTAACAATCTGTGTTTTAGATACCTTAGAAGGAAGAGTAAAATGGACAAATAAATTTACATCTGGTGATGTTGAAGTTGATGTTCCTTTTTATTATTCATTAACTGGTGATGAAAGATTCTTGTTGGATTCTTTTCAAGATGATATCGTATCCAACAATAGGTTTGTTGAATTGAATACGGACATCATTCCAAGAGGGCATATCACTTTGACTAATTGGCAAATAAGATCTGATGAATTTAGAAATCCTAATATTTGGTTAAGAAATGTGGTTGAGAATGATCAAGAGGTTAAAAGAGTTTTGAATAAGGTAAGAGCTATTCCGATAACTGCCACTTATGAATTGACGATACTTTTAAAAACAGAGATAGATGTTTTTAAATGTTCTCAATCCATTATGAATACACTTTGGTTGTATAAGTATATGTATTTTGAGCATAATTACATGCATATAGATGCTATAATGTTACAACCTGATAACAATCAAATTGAAATCGTAAGAGAGAAAAACTTGTCAAGTGACAATACTATCAAATTAACCGCTACTATTGAGGTTCAAAGTTATTATCCTGCTTTTGTTACGGATCAGGAAATAAAGCCTTTCAGAACTCGATGGTTCAACAATATTATCTCACTCAGAACAGGAAGTCCTAGACCGGGGAATCCTAACGCTGGTTTAGATAACTTAAATAAAAATGACTAACTAAAAATTGAAAAAATTGACTTTTTTAATGTAATATATAGTTATAAGAAAAAATAATATTTTTAATATGAAGAATCTAAAACTTGAACTTTTCAACTTCAAAAAGTCTTTGAATTATGAACAAGAAGACGTAGAAAGAGTGATTGAAGGACACTTAAATAACTTTGTTGAGTTTGGTGAAAAACACATGATCCAATCTTTGAACGAGAAATTAAAACCTTATACTTATGATAAGGACGTAAAAACATTTCTAGAATCATTGAATGATGACATAGCTCAGTATGAATTGGTTTATGAGCTTAAAAGCTTATATAATGTATTGAACTCCAAGAATCAAGGAGAACTTTACAGACAACCTATAAATGTTTTATTACAAACAATTAATCTTGAAACTGATCAAGATAGAATGTCAAAAATCTTAAATGAATTGGCAGTTTATGATTGGGTTCCAGAAGTAAAATTGTTTGTTCATAATTTAACAAAATCACCAGAGAAAAGAAATAATCTTTTAAGTGGTGGTAAAGCAGAATCTGTTTATACTATTGTAGAGCAAGTTGAAGATGGACATTTGGCTTTTATTAAGGATTCTTGGTTCCTATTATCTGATAATGAAATTGAAAAAACTCTTTTAGAAAATCATGTTAAGGATGAATCTAGATTAAGAACTATGAGAAATTTACAAACAGCTCTTCAATTCTGTGAAGTTTCAGAAAGCAGAGTTGATTTTAGAATCTCTGAGTATCTTACAGTTGGTTTAGGTGTTTCAAATAAAAGTATTTATATCAATGAAGATGAATTGAATGAGGAATCTACTTTAGAAAGTATTTTCTCTTCTCCTATTGTTCCTATTGTTAATAAGAATTTCTATCCTTTGATTCAAGAGGTTTCGAGTAATATCGATTCTTTTGTAGAATTAGATGTTGTTAAAAGAGTTTCTAATTTAGTTAATCCTACTTTGGAGGTTTTTGCTTTCAATTTCAAAGATAATCTTTATGTTTACAGATGTGATGAAAGATATGGTTATTCATTCTTTAAATATGAATCAGCTTTAGAGTTGGTTAACGAGGTGAGAAATGAATTGAACTTTGATTTAGGTTATTTCTATGAGAATAAGTTAGATTCTGAATTAGTTGCAAAAAGAAAACTTGAAGATAAAGAAAGACAAATTGAGTTGAAATTAGAAGATGTTAACTTCAATATTTCTAAGATTAAAGCTTCTATCCAAATGATTGGAGAAACAAAAGTTTTAAATGAGGCTCTTTCTAACTTGGAAAAAAGATCAGAAAACCTTCAATCAGAATTACAAGCTGTTAAAGAGCTTCAGTACAATGAGAGAATTAAACTTTAAGTTTTAGTTTATATTTTTTTTTAACACCACATTTTTTTTTAAGTGTGGTGTTTTTTTTTTTAAACTTTTTAAAAAAAGTTTTGTATAACATGAAACCTTCAAAAAATTATCAAATATGAATGTATTTAAATAACAAAGACCTCTACGTGGAAATAATCGTTTCAAAAGCACAAGGAAAATTAACAAGAAAAGCAGAAAGAATGTTAGAAATTCTTGGAAAAGAAACAATAAAAAAAATGAGATATTGGTCTTATGATGATAAGATGGATTGTTTCCAGTCAGGACTTTTAGATATGTACCAAAATTGGTATAATTTTAACGAACAAAAATCAGTAAACGCTTTCGCTTATTTTACTGAGATATTTAAAAGGGGATTAGCTAAAGGATACAACGAGCTTTACAAAAAGAAAGGGGATGCTGACCATCAGATAAAGTTAGTTTCATTAGAATCATCAAATGATGGACAAGGATTACATTCACTTTAAACTAATCAATTTCTAATCTATATAAATAGAAAATTTAAATTGATGAGTAAAGTTGCACTAATCACAGGTATCACCGGTCAGGATGGTAGTTATTTGGCTGAACTTTTATTATCCAAAGGATATATAGTTCACGGAATTAAAAGAAGGAGTTCTTCTTTGAATACTGAGAGGATTGATAGTATATATGAAAAAACTAAAGATTCTAACAACTTTTTTTTACATTATGGTGACTTAACAGATTCTACAAATTTAATTAGAATCATTCAAGAAGTACAACCAGATGAGATTTATAATTTAGCTGCTCAATCACACGTTAAAGTTTCTTTTGAGACTCCAGAATATACGGCAAATTCTGATGCTTTAGGAACTCTAAGAATATTAGAGGCAATTAGAATCTTGAAGCTTGAGAAAAAGACTAAATTCTATCAGGCTTCAACATCAGAAATGTTTGGTAAAGTGCAAGAAGTTCCACAGAAAGAAACAACTCCTTTTTATCCAAGAAGTCCTTATGGAGTTGCTAAATTATATGCACATTGGATTACTATAAATTATAGAGAATCTTATGGAATTTTTGCTTGCTCTGGAATACTTTTTAATCACGAAAGTCCAGTCAGAGGAGAAACATTTGTTACGAGAAAAATAACACAAGCAGTTGTTAAAATAAGTTTAGGTTTACAAGATAAACTAAAGTTAGGTAATTTAGATTCTGAGCGTGATTGGGGTCATGCAAAAGATTATGTTGAGGGTATGTGGTTAATGTTACAACAGGATAAACCTGATGATTATGTTTTATCTACTGGTATAAAAATTTCAGTAAGAGATTTTGTAGAGATGTCTTTTAAGCAAGTAGGTATCAATATAGAATGGGTAGGTGATGGTATTGATGAGGTTGGAATTTGTTCTGAAACAAAAAAAGTATTAGTTGAAGTCGATCCAAAATATTTTAGACCCACTGAGGTAGATGAACTTTTGGGTGATTCTACAAAAGCAAGAAAAGTATTGGGATGGTCTCCTAAATATTCAGTAGAGGATTTATGTAAAGAAATGATAGACTCAGATTTAAAAAAGATTAAAAATGGATAACTTATCAAAAATTTATGTTGCTGGTCACAATGGGATGGTGGGTTCAGCAATAGTTAGAAAATTAGAATCAGAAGGATTTAGTGAAATTTTAAAACAAACTTCTAAAGAATTAGATTTAACAAATCAAAAAGAAGTAGATTGTTGGTTTTCTGTTTATAAACCTGACTATGTTTTTTTGGCAGCCGCTAAGGTAGGTGGAATACTAGCAAATAATGATTTTAAAGCAGACTTTATTTATCAGAATCTACAGATTCAAAATAATGTCATTCATTCTTCTTATAAATATGGTGTCAAAAAGCTTTTATTTTTAGGTTCATCTTGTATTTATCCTAAATTATCTAATCAACCGATAAAGGAAGATTATCTATTAACTGGTGAGTTAGAAGAAACTAATGATGCTTATGCGATTGCAAAGATTGCTGGAATCAAAATGTGTCAATCATATAATAATCAATATGGTACTAACTTTATATCTGTAATGCCTACAAATCTATTTGGTAAGAATGACAATTATGATTTAAATTCCTCTCACGTACTTCCGGCTTTGATTCGTAAGATACATGAAGCTAAAATGAATGAATCTAAAACTGTAGATATTTGGGGAACTGGTTTACCAAGAAGAGAATTTCTTTATGTTGATGAATTAGCTGATGCTTGTTTCTTTCTTATGAATAATTACAATGATTCTGAAATTATAAACATTGGTGTAGGTGAAGATATTTCTATCAAGGAACTTGCTTATCTTATATCTGATATTATCGGTTATGATGGTGACTTTTATTTTAACTCAGAAAAACCGGATGGAACGCCAAGAAAACTATTAGATGTTACAAAATTGAATAATCTTGGTTGGAAATCTAAACTTTCATTGAAAGAATCGATAAAATTGACATATAATCACTTTTTAAAAGATTTCAATGAATAAATGTTATTTACAAAGATGGGAAGAATCTGAAAGAGGATGGGGTGTCCGTCCGGATGGAGCTTCAATTCATATCAATATGAAATATTATAAATCTTATGTAGATTCTATCTATGAGAGTAGAGACTCTAAAAATATTCCTGATGAATATGAAAGGGTATCTGGTCCTGTATTAGAGGTTTATATTGAGGATGGTTTATATCATAAATTAGTAGATAAGAAGAATATAAGATTGGGTGAACATCAACTAAACAATTTGATAAATTTAGAAGAAATGATTTTAGATAAGTCCGAATTTCTTTAAAACTTCTTCTGTTATAACAACAAATTCCCAACCCTTTTTATCACAGAATTTTATCATGGTTTCCCATTTTTTCATATTTTTGTGAGCCATTTTAACATCGTATTCTATATTTTTTAGTTTCTTTACAGTAGCATTGTCAGGAACACTTAGTTTCTTTTCTTGTATGGCTTTTACCATGTTGAATTCTTTTTGAGGCTTTACCTCAGCAACCACTTTTTTAGTTAATTCAGAGCCAGTATCTAACTCATAATAGAAGTCTGGATAGTAAGTATGTGATTTTAGATTTATGTCTCCACCTTTTTCATAATGGGTTAATTGATATGGTATTGATATACATTCTGCTCCCCATTTCTTAATCTTAGGATTGTTATCCAACCAAACCATGAATTTTAATTCCCAAGAAGATCTATAATAGATACCACCTTGAGAATTTAGTTTTATTACTTTATCCTTGTATTTAGGAATATAATTACCATTGTGATAATTTGAATTACTTGGTTTAGAGTTCAACATATAATATATATTAATATGGGAGCTCTTGAAGAAAAACGAAAACTAAGTCAAATAGTTCATGGAAGAGATTTGGTAGATTACTATAAGAATAATACAAATTTCATGTATTTCAAGTATGCTGAATCTGATTCAGATTGTGAATCTATAAATAAGGTTGATATAAGAACTGGTGGTTTCTACTTCTTACATTATTTAGATGACTCTAATTGGATGAAATATTCTCCTATTTTTTGTTGTGATTGGAGAAAGTTTGGAAATATGATAGTGATACTTGGTGTCAATTTTAATTTCATTCCTTTAGAGTTAAGAACAAGAATATTCGATAAATTCATAAAAGAAGAAGATTTTGAAAAAAACTCATTTTTAGAGGTTGATTTCAAAGGAATGTACACTGAATTGTTAAAATATGGATTTGAGTATTCAATACAAGAATATAATGTTGCTCAAATAAAATTGGTTCATAGAATCAGTTTAGAACTTTTACCAAGGTTTCTTAATTCATCACATCCTAAAAATACTTATGATCCAGTAAAGTTGATGGAAATATGGGAAACAAAACTATCAACAAAAGAACAAAGGCATAAAGAAATCATTTCGTCTGTTTTAAAAGACTTTTATGATGTCAATAAAGATATATCAGAAGGTTATAAAGAGTTGGGTGATCATATCTCAAGGTTAAGAAAGTCATATCAGAAATATGGTAAGCCATAATAATATATAGTTTATAAAAATTAATTAAAAATCATGAATCATATTAAAAAATTTACAGAAAATCTTGAAACAGAAGTTCAAAACTCAGAAGATAGAAAACAAAGAAAAAATTCTGATCCTGTTTCAGACAGAAAAGAAGTTGTACAATCCGTTATAGATTGTTTAGTAAAAGATCAAAACAATCATCCAGGGTATCAATCTTTCAGAGAAGAATTAGAAGATTTTTTAAGCACATTTCCAAAAGAGTGAGGGGAAGTGGATTTTTTATATATACTCTTAAAATTTAACACATTTAATGGCATCATATAATCCGGCAAATAACGCAAATCAATTTCAATATAATATAAACTCTGCAGTTGAGAATAGAGGACTTTTTTCAAGAATTCTTAGAAACCTATCATCTTGGAGTATGAATTATGATGATATGATAATGAGAAATCAAGTTGGTGTTGGTATTAATGAAGATCCTTATTCACAACAAGGTGATTCTATGTATGATTTCTTTTCAAAAAGAGCTGTTGCTTCTATTTTAAATAAGAAATCTATTCCTTATTTAGATAGAGCCTACGCTGATAAAAGAAGAATTCTAAGAGAATATTCTATAAAAGATGAGATAAGGGATTTTATATCTACGGTGTGTGATGAGGCTATTATTTATTCAGATAAAGACTTTTGTAATCCGAAAGCTCTTTCGAATGATTATTCACAGGATATAAAAGACAAATACCAAGAATATTTTGAAAAGATTTATAATAGATATGGTTTTGCTGATTCTGTTTCGGCGTGGCAAATGATGAAAGATTTTTTAATTGATGGTTATGTTGCTATGGAAATTGTTTGGGACGATAAAAAGAAAAACATAATTGCTTTCAATAGACTAAGACCAGAAACAATAACTCCTGCTTACGAGCCTTCAATTGGGATGTTATGGATTCAATATCCAGAAGATCCACAACTAAGAAGAATATTCTTGGACTCACAAATAGTTTTTATTTCTTATTCCTCACAGAATGATTATTCAGAGACTTCATATGTAGAGGGTTTGATAAAACCTTATAATCAAGTAAAGATTCTAGAACAAACAAAAATAATGTTCAATATAATCAATGCTACTATTTATCAGAAATTTACTATTCCTATTAAAGGATTGGGTCGTCAAAGAGCAGAGGAACAAATTGGTCAATTGATACAAGATTATTCTGAAGAAGTAGAATGGGATGATTCTATGGGTACTTTAAGAATAAATGGACAAAAACACCTTCCTTATAATAAACAATTTTGGTTTCCAGAAGGAGAGGGTGGAACCCCTCAAATGGAACTTATGTCACCACAAGGGCATAATTTAAATGAGGATGATATGTTAAAATGGTTTTTCAATATTCTAAAAAGAGCTTCTAAGATACCAGCACAAAGATTTCAGTCCGAAGAAAATGGAGGTGGAAGTGTTTTTGCAGATGCTGCTGAAATAACTAGAGATGAAGCCAAATTTGGTAATTTTGTTCAGAGATTAAGAGCTAACTTCAGAGAGTTGATTGTAAAACCATTAAGACTTCAGATGTTAGTTGAATTTCCTGAGTTAAAGGAAGATGAAAGATTTTTGAATGAGGTTGATATAAAATTCTTATCAAATCAATTGTTTGAAGAGTGGAAAAAACTAGGTAATCTTTCTAAGAAAGCTGAAATACTTTCTCAATTAACTGCTGTTCAAAAATCTGATGGTGAGCCTTATTTCCACATAGAATATTTGATTGATACTGTTTTACAATTATCACCAGAAGAAAAAGAAGAAAATATGAAGTATTGGATGAAAGATGGTAAAGGAGCTGGTGCTGGTCCAGAAGGCGGTGAAGGTGGTGAAGGTGGTGAAGGTGGTGAAGGTGGTGAGTTCGGTGAAGCTGGAGGAGAAGCTGGAGGAGAAGCTGGAGGAGAAGCTGGGGGTGAAGAACCAGGAGGTGAAGAAGCTGGTGGAGAAGCTGGTGGAGCTGAAGGTGGAGAATTTGAATTCTAAGAAAGAAAAAACTTAATTACACTTGATTCTCTAACAACTGGATATAACTTTAAATTATTTTTAATTTTGGAATAAGTTTCTCCTCCTTGTGTTGTTAAAAATCTAACATTTACTTTAATTTCTCTTATGATTGAATCTTTATTTATTATGATTTGAATTGATTTTATTGCACCAATAGCATCTCTCAAAAGAATATCATCTTTAGAATTACTATCTATAAACATATGTTGAACATCAGTTATGTTCAACATACAACTTTCATTCAATATTGAATGTAACTTTATATCTCTTAAAATATCTTTTTGAGGATTCATCCTTTTTATCAGATTTGTCCAACTTTCAATTGATTTTAAATCTTCATTTAATTCTACTGAGTATGTAAATTCTTCCATACTATTTTTTTCTATCAGACAAGGTTTGTTTCATTTTTTTGAAAATTTCCTTATTCTGAATAGGATATTCAACACCGTATGAATCTTTTAAAGATTCTTTTCTTTTCTTTTCAGAACATTTTCTACAATAGTAATATCCCCATTTATTATCATACTTTACATAATTCTTGAATATTACATCTTTAATTATACCACATCCATCACATTCACACTTTATTTTATGATGAGATCCTTTTGATAAGAGTTCTACCGGTATTTTAATTTCTTCTCCTATTACAACATCATATCCTAAATCATCAAAATATTGAAAATTTGAAGTATTTACTTTAATTGTTATTTCTCTGGTAAGAATCATAAAAAACCGTTAGAATTTAAAGTATATATTCTGATGTGGCATGTCTCCTAACAATTTTTGATGTAAAAAATCCAGTTCCCACTTTATTTTCCCGCAATCCCAGACTCTTGGTAAATTCAATTTAGATTCAGATATTCCTGTAACGGACTTTTTGAAATTTGATTTATGTATTCTTATGAAATCAACCAGATATTTATAATCTGGTTTGGTTTCATAAACTTTTCTAAATTAGTTTCCTTTATTTTATTTTGTATTTCTTTTGATTGTGATATAAACTCAACTCCGAACTTTTCTAAGTTTGTTTTTTTGGTTTTTTCTTTTACTCCATCAAGTTGAAATACATTTTCTACTCCAAACTTTTCAAGGTTGTTTTTCTTTAACTTACATTTTCTACATAGGTATTCTCCATCAGAATAACCATAAGAAGTGTAAAGTTTAAACTTTACACTTTTTTCAATTCCACAGTCATCACATTTGACTGTTATTTCTTTTTTACTCCATTTCCCTAATCCTTCTATGTTACTAAGTATCATATAAGTTATATATAATTTTACTTCAATTGTCTTTATTCCTATAAAAAATCCACCCTTTATTTTCTTTGGTTTTTTACAATCAATATATACTAAAAAATAAAGACAAAATTTCATGAAACAAGTCCTAATTGTAGAAAACGCAACTAACTCATTATCTCTTAATGAGAATAGTTCACCAAGTAAAGGGGAATATGTTTTGGGTGGAACATTCACTGAGTTCGATATTAAGAATCGTAACGAAAGAATTTACACGGCAGAGAAGTTTATTCCAGCTTTAGACGAGTTGAACGAAAGGATAAATTCTTTGGGTGTTGTTTATGGTGAGTTCGATCACCCCGACGTGTTTGACACCTCTTTATCGAGATCTTCACACATTTTAAAGAAGGCTCAATATGTAAGAGAAAATAACCGAGTTGAAGGTGAGATTAGACTTTTAAGTACTTATTGGGGAAAAGAAGCTAAATCATTAGTAAATGATGGTTGTCCAATATTTGTATCATCAAGAGCTGCCGGTGTTACTGAAGCTAACGGTACAGTTACTTTAAAGAAATTATTCACTTATGACATTGTAGCAGATCCTGGATTTTCATCAGCTAAGATGAATGTTGTGACTTTAAACGAATCGTTGGGTTACAACAAAAAATCAAATTTCAGAATCTACGAGATGACAGATGAATCAAAAATTAATGAATTATTTAATATGAACACAAATGATTTTGTAACAAAGAAACAATTGACCGATTACTCAAACTATTTAGTTAATGAGTTAGCTTCTACGAAGAAGTCAGTAAAATCGGCATTGACAAAAGGGAATCTAAACCCTAAGAAATTAGAACAACTATTAGAGTATTATGATGAACTCAACAACACTAATTCTCAAATTGTTAAGTATTTAGATTACTTAGCTGAGAAAGTTCAAGTTGTTGTTAATGAGAATAACTCATTGAGATCTACTACTGATAAATTAATTAAACACAGTGATTACTTAGCAGAGAATTTAGAGAAATCAATCAATTATGCTGAGTACTTAGCAGAGAATCTTGATAAGAACATTGAGTATGCTGAATATATCGCAGAAAACTTGGATAAGAACATTTCTTACTCTGAGTACATTGCAGAGAATTTAGATAAATCAATCTCTTATGGAGAGTATTTAGCTGAGAACTTAGATAAGAACATTGCTTACTCTGAGTACTTAGCAGAGAATCTTGATAAGAATATCGAGTACTCTGAGTACATCGCTGAAAACTTAGATAAGAATATTTCTTACTCTGAGTACATCGCAGAGCATTTGGATAACTCAATTGCTTATTCTGAATATTTAGCAGAGCATGTTGAAGGAAACATTGCATATGCTGAGTACATCGCAGAAAACTTAGATGACAATATAGCTTACTCTGAATACTTAGCAGAGAATCTTGACAATTCAATTTCTTACCAAGGATTGATAGTTGAAAGACTTAATTCTGGTAGATTGAATGAATCAATGGGTGGAGAAAAAGTTCCATCGTTGGAAGATATGGGATTCGAGCAAGTAGAAGAAGAGGAAGAAGAAATGATGATGATGGGTGATGAAGATATGTACCCATCAAAAGAAGAAACTCCTGAATTGGATATGATGGAAGACGAAGAAGAAGAATCTGAAGAAGAGGTTATGGAATCTCAAGAATCTGAAGAGGAAGAAGAGGAAGAATCATATGAAGTTAAAGGAGACTCTGATACTGAATTATCACAATCTATTGATAAATTGATCGAAGAAGCTAAAAAACGAAAAGCTGCTGAAACAACCGATCTACACTTTTTAAAGTTCTTAAACAAATCTCAGGTTGATAGTTTCTATAATCTTACACAAGAAGAGCAAGAAACTGTTAAACTTTATGTAAGCGAAAAAAGTTTCTTCAGTACTAAAGAAGTATTGAACCTGATATCTGAAGCTTTAAGTTCAAAAGAAGAAACTCTTGAAGAAAGAGTAATCAGATTGATGCCAGAAAATGTAAAACCGATCTGGAATCAATTAAATGAGAGTTCTAGAAAGTCAGTCCTATCACAGGCAAGACTTTACCCAGATGATGTGTTGAAAACAGAATCACAAGTTGAACACTTTTGGTTAACAAGAAATCTCAAGAAAAATGAGTCTGTTACTAAGAAATTAGTTTCACATGAGGCTTTAATCCAAGAAGATAAATTATCTGACAAGGAGTTAACAGCAATCATGGAAAGATTCAAAAGCCTTTAATCTACAGGTTTAAGTAGATAATAAAAAAGAATAAAAAAAATTATGTCACATATTAGAATAGACAAACAAAAAGCGGTTAAGAAGTGGACTCCAGTATTGGAGAACATGGGTGTTACTGGTGACAGAGTTGAATGGATGTCAGAATTGGCTGAATTCCACTCTATTAACGAGAACGCTTACGCTAACGCAACTACTGCAGGTATGGGTGGTGTTTTCTCACCACAACCAAGTTCGCTTCCAGGTAACTTAAATCTTGGAAACACAATTGGTGTTAATGGTGTTGGATCAGGTGATCTTGGACAGAACTTACTTCCAGTAGCTATGAAAATTGCAGCTCAAACAATCGGTCTTGACCTTGTTGCTGTAAAACCTACTCCAGGTCCAAAAATCGATTTACTTTACATCGACTTCCAGTACGATGATTTGAATATGACTGGTGGTGCTGGTAGACCTCAAGTATTTAAATTGAATGCTACAACTATTGCGCCAATTAGTGCAACTCTTTCAGCTTATGCAATTGGACAGGGTGCTAGACTTACTCAAGGTGGATTGGATGGTAGACAAGTATTTGTTGCTTTCAACAGCAGTGGTGCAGGTACAGCAGGTACATTCTACACAGCGGATCCTGGTGCTGGTGTCAACCAACAAGGTATCTTAGAATTCCTTGGATTCTCAAGAATAGATGGATTGCCAATGTTCAGAGCTTTTAGACAAGCTAACTCAACTGTTCAGGGATCATTGTCATACCCATACACATTCACTCAGACTTTGAATACCTTCGATCAGACTGCTATCACAACACAGTTAACAAATGGTAATTTTGGTGGATTTACTGCATCTACTTTTGGAACAGCAGCTGTTGAATTGATTTCAGCTCTTGAAGATCACTTACCAGGATTCTCAGCAAACTGGTCATCTAGTCTTTCTTCAGGTGATTACCCAATGGGTCGTCAACAAGATGATGATACATACTCTGGTGTAATCGGTCCAAAAATCTCTTCTAAATCAGTAGCAGTAGGTACTATTGAAGTATCAACAGCTCTTAGAAGAACTGAAATCGAGGATATCAAAGCTAACACTGGTATGGATATCGTTCAAAAGATGGAGTCTATCCTTGTTAACGAACTTTCTCAAACTATCTCAAGACAAATCGTTAAGAGAGTATTTGAATTAGGTGATGCTAACAGAGCAACTGCTCCAGCTTACGGTGGTTCAGCATCTTTCACAGGTGTTCCAGGAACAGCAACAATCTTTGACTTAGATACATCATATGTTCTTGCAAATGGTGGTATCGGTGGTGAGACTACTCACGCTGTTCAAAGAAAGCTTATCACTAAGTTATCTCACGCTTCTAACTACATCGCAACAGAAGGTCGTATCGGACCAGCTCAGTTCGCTGTAACAAACGGGGGTCTTGCGGCAGCTCTTATGGATATCGCTGGTTACACTATTAACCCAGTTAAATCTAAAGTGAACGGTCAAGGTCAATTATATCCTGTAGGAACAATCGGAGACATTCAAATCTACGTTGATCCATATCAGAGATACAATGACAACAGAATCGTACTTGGTAGAAAGAATAACCCAGACCAACCAGGTCTTATCTTCGTACCTTACTTGATGGCTCAGTCTATCAGTGTAATTTCTGAAGCTACTTTCGCTCCAAGAATGTTACTACGTTCAAGATACGCGATTACTGATGTTGGTTTCTTCCCAGAGAAACAATTCATGACTCTTTATGTAGTTGATGAACAACAATTCCTTAACTAATCTAAGATTAGTAGGTAAATTTAAAAACACCTTCCTTTCGGGAGGTGTTTTTTTTTATTCAAATAAATAATTTTTTAGTATAAGATAAACGGATCGAAAGTTTCTTGATATATATATATATATTGTAATGAATTGTGAAAGATTAAAAGAAATAAATGAAATATTAGATGGTAGTTCTAATAGGATGAAATTAAGTTACTTTGATAAAAACTACCCGGAAACTTCAGAAAAGATTCAAAAATTTTGCTACAAACTTGATTTACCTTTCAAACAAATGATATGGCATTGGGTTAATGACTATCCAAATTATTATTTATGTAAATGTGGTGAAAAAGTATCATTTAATAGAAATTGGTTGGATGGTTATAAGAAATCTTGTTCTGCTAAATGTGCTCAAAGTAATGAATCAGCTAAAGAAAAAAGAAAAAAGACAAACTTAAAAAAGTGGGGAGTTGATAATGTTGCTAAATTAGATTTAATAAAAGAAAAACAAGCTTCCACAAATAAGGAAAGGTATGGTACTACATCATCTTTTCAAAATAAAGATGTTCGTGATAAATGGAAAGAATCTTTTAAATCAAAATGGGGAGTTGATAATCCCTTCTATTTAGAAGACTTTAAAGAAAAATCGAAGAAAACCAGTTTAAAA